TGTTAGAACCAGAGAATATTTTAGAGGTGAAGTAAGTCGTATTACAGAAATGACTATCAAGTCTAAGATGACTCATACACCTTATAGAGCTTTCTTTGATGAAGCTGGAAGAATCTATAAAGTAATCGATGGTGATAAGCATATTGAAATTGATTATGAAAGAGACTTCAATAGTGAAGGTAAGATTCTTTCTGAGACTGAAAGATTCTTTGATATTAGAACAACTACAAAGAAACTCATATCTTACGTTGTTACTTCATATGTACCAGCAGCTGACTATAAGATTGGTAAAGTTGTTAAGAATGGTATACTTACAGAAGAGCATGTATATAACTTAAAGGGAGATGAAATTTCATTGTATAAGTTTGAAGATGGAAAAGAACTGTTTTCTCGTACAGAAAAGTCTACTGATGAAGACACTGGTGATGTAACTTCTATTACTTCAACTAGAGTTACAGATTGTGCAACAGGTAAATTAGAAAAAGATAAGACTATTAAAACAGTATATGATAAAGATGGTAATCTTATTGTATATTCCGAAGATAACTCTATGGTATCTACATATGAGTATGACGAAGAGGGAAGACGTACTTCTGTTATTACAAAGAAACTCGTTGATGATGAATTCGTTGTAATCAATGAAGTAAAGTATGAGTATACTACTGATGAAGATACTGGAGAAACAACTAAGAAGAGATACCTTACTATCTTTGACGATAATGGTGATATCATTTCTAAGAATATCCATGAAGAAAAGTATGATGCTGAATTTGATGAATTTACTGAAGAAAAGTTATTCTTCGAAAAGCCTGAAGACACTGATGATGACGAAGATACTACAACAGATTCTTCAGATACAGATGATACTAAGGATGATACATCTTCTTCTGAAACTACAGAAGAAACAGATCCTTCTACAGATAAGTCTGAGGAAGTTGATACTGATTCTGAACCTAAGAAAGATGTTGATACATCTGAATCTTCAACTAAAGAAGAAACTTCTACTACTCCAGAAACAACTACTGGTACTGAAGAAAGCGAGACTACTGACCCTGAAGTTAAAGAAGAAACAGAACAGCAGTCTGGTTCTGAAGAAGAATAATTATATAAACGAAAATAAAGTCTGGGTGAGTTTCGGCTCACCCAGATATATTTTTAGAATATTGAACCAAATTGGCGTTGACATAATTTAGTATTATAATATGTGTATACAAGTCCAAAGAAAGCTCTATGACAGTTTTCTATAAACTCATAATCATATGGATTAGTAAAGTCAAGATTAAACTCACGATATTTAGCTTCTTCTTTAGAAAACTGAAGAATTATACATCCTTGTATGTTTATATTCTTCTGTGTATATAGTAAATATCTATACGCAGCTAACTGCATAAAGTATTTATACCCTACATGATTAGATGTTTTGAAATCTATAAGATATGGTTTATCATCTATTGTTATGAGTAAATCGTATGTTCCTGCGAAATATTCACACATTAGTTTTTGCTCTTGTCCTAATACCTTAACTCTATGACATTGATTTATACCTTGCCACCATTCTTTAAAAGCATCTAAACAAACATTATCTTCTTCATTAGGTTTCTTTTTTATATACATCTCAATCGATTCATGAACCATTGTTCCAAACTCTGCAGCTTTAGAAGCTATCTCTCTATTATCTTGTCCTTGTCTACCAACTCTATTAGCCCAAGAGATTAAGCCTTCATTATCTATAAAAGATAATAACTCAGTTACACTAGGAATACCCCTACCATCTATATGGTATCTAGCATTCTTACCTTTGTCAAATAAGGTAACGTCATTTAATAATGACTCTGGTTTAATCATTGTTAAGAATCACTCCTTACTGTACAATTATTTAATAATAAGTTGAAACATATATTATTTATGTAATGATAAGATACAACTTCTTATTTTACTACTTAATGAATAACTATTGAGAGGAGAATATAATTTTGTTATCAAAAGAAGAAAGAATGGCTAATCTGAAACGAGCGTCTGCAATGACGAGAGTTCAGGATAACCAAATACAAAACACACTAAATGGAATGTCAAATGAAGAGGTGGAGAACTTCATTTCTAACAATCCAGAATATGCTGAGATGTTATCAGTTAGTGCAGATAGTGACAATAGCGGTATTGTTATAAACTATGCTAATCAACCAAACAATCAGCATGAAGCTATTTCTATTTCTCCACCTTGGGAAGCAAACTTCGCTGCAGGAGGACAACCTCAGGGAAGAGTTAATTTGTTTCAAGTTGGGTCTAACCCAAGTACTGGTATGTCTTTCAATAATAATGGATTCTATAACAATTATTATGGTTATGGTATGAACCCAAATGATGAAAGACTAAAACAATATACTCCTGGTATGAAACTATATGGAATCAATCCATATAGTTTTCCTAATGCAACTCAAATGGTTAATTACTTTGACTATTGTGAACAACAGAGAGAGTTTGCAGATAATCAGAAGTATGGATGGGCTCTCTTATCAGCCAGAATGGTAGGAACAGATGAAGCACTTAAGTGGGCTGAGTCTTTTAAATTCAAACCTGCTGATCAAATCTATAAAGAACAGCAGGAAGCACAAGCTAAAGCTCAACAGGAAAAGATGCAGTCTATGACAGATGATGGAAATAATGTAGTTTATGATGTTTATGACTGTCGTGGTATTAGATTCCAAAGAGCTTGCAATTTCAAGATTATTGATATAGCTACTGGTGACATTGTTAGAGAAGTCAATCATGAAAGGGATGCTTTAGGTCAGGCATATACTACACATACTCAGATTGATGATAGAAAGGAACAGTATGAGATACAGCAGATGTATGCTCAGATTGCTTATTATAATAAGTATGTTAATACCTTTAGAAACTTGTTTAATAAGTCATATGTAGATAATATCAATAGATGGAACAGTTGGAAAGCAGCTGGATTATCAATAGATGAACAATTTGCTAGATGGGAAGACGAACGAATCGATTGGAAAAAACATGAAAGATTGATTCAGAGAGCTTTACAGACAGCATCATTCTCTAGAGAAAACTTCAGAGATATTCTTTCTAGCTGTTGTCATACTGAACTTGACTATGCTAATAGATCAAACTTCTTTAGTTTATCTTATGATTTTGAGAGAGATTTACATTATAAGTCTCTTATCTCAACACCACAAGAAATGAACAATGATCCGTTAGTTCATCAGAAGTTACAGCAAGAGTATGACATTAAGAGAAAGCTGTTTATGGATAAAGTAATGTCTGGTAATTTAGGAAGTGCTACAGCACCAGATGCACATTATCATCCTACATTTGCTAAGACACCTGTAGAACAGTTAACTCTTGAAGATTATAATAAACCAGAGAATCAGTTCATGTATACCAAAACTGTAACTCCAGAATTAGCCACAGAAAATTTATTCATTCCTAAGAATATGACTGGTGGAATTGTTCCAGAGCAAAGAACATTTGGTATTATGACAGTAGATGATGATACTGGTGAGATTATATCTCAACATGAAGAAGACGTTACATCTGAGTCTGGATTTTCTTCACCTGTACAATTAACAGATGAAGAAATGGAAGCTTATTTTTAAGGGGTGTTTGAAATGAAAATAAAAAATAATCTTTCTGACATCTATAGAAAAGATGTAATTAAAGAGTCTAAACTCATGAAGCAGTGGATAGCATGGTTTGATAGTTTTAAAGTCAATCCGTTGTTATCATACTTTACCCAAAATGATATCGCTTTTATTCATAAGCTTGCTACTTCTCCTGCAATGCATTGTAATGTAAAAGAGAAGTATAGATTACTTGGTGAATTGATGAATAGAAGAGGTTTCAGCCTTATTGGTGGGGGTACTAATAGAAGAGCTTATGTATGTAATTACGATAAAAGAGTTGTTGCTAAAGTAGCAACTGATAATGTCGGATTTACAAGTAATCTCAAAGAATATGTGAATCAGAATGTTTTAAAGCCATTCTGCAATAAGATATTCGAAGTATCACCATGTGGTAGTTTAGCTATCATAGAAAATGTAATCCCGATTAAAGATGTATCTGAGTTTACAAAGTATTCTCAAGAAATCTTTGATATCTTATATTTCAAGATTCGTAATAACAATATCGCTATGGATGATATTGGAACTAGAAGTATGAAGAACTGGGGTTATAGATCTGGTTTCGGACCAGTGTTATTGGACTATCCATCAATGTATGTAGCAGATCCTAAAAAGAGATTATGTAAAGATATATTGAATGGAAAACTTTGTTCTGGTACACTTGATTATGATGAAGGATTTAACAATATTGTATGTTCCGAATGTGGAAGGACATACTTAGCTTCTACATTATCAAAACCAGAAGGTGACGATATAAAATCCTTGTTAAGTGCAGTTGGATATAAAAAGAATGAAGGAGTAAAGAAAATGAAAATAATAATTTCAAGCGTTGAAACTGGTGAAGTTATATCAGTAAAAGAAACAGGTGGAAAGAGTAATCATGTAGATTCTAGTATATCGAATCTCAATAATAATGTGAATCATGTATTTGATACTCACATTAACTCTGCACCTAAGAAAAAGAGAAGAGTTATTATAACTCCTATCAACAACAACGAAGAAACAACAGTAAATAATATTGTTGAAGAAGTAAAGGTTGAACCTGCAAAACCTGTCGTAGTTGTTGGAGATAAGAAAGCTAACTTCATGAATGCTTTCAATAAACTCAATGCAGGTCTGACATTTGAACAGGCAGTAGATTCTAGTAATGTTCCTGTTACAAATCTGATCAAAGCTATTAATAGCATGATCATTACAGATAATCCGTTTGTATCTGAAGAAGAAGCTTTTAGAATGTATAGGGAAGTTAGTGCTGCTACTATAAATTCTTATGGCGAATGTGTAACAATTACAGAGGATAATGTTGGCACAGCAGATACAATGCTCAATGCAATGCTTAGAAAGATAAGCGGTGCAGAGATGAATGAGGATATGTTCTTAGTATTCTATAAGCTCATCCTTAATGTAAAGAATACAAAGACATTCTTTATGAGCATTATTAACTTCTGGAAGTTATTGCTCGAACTCAATTCATTTGATACTGATGAGAATTCAGATGTATTTAGATTCTGTATCTATAAGGATGTATATGATGTATATAGATCTGCTATTGGTATGTCTCTTGAAGATTACAGATATAACATCGTTCTCTCAGGAAACTTCACATACAATTCTTCTAACATTCTGAAGTTCATTTCTTCTGCTGTATCTAATATGAAGTTTGCATCTGAAAGTGGAGAGTATGACTTTGAAGTAGATACAAATAAGTACTACACAATTAGTCTTGCTGAGAATTATGCAGAGCAGGTATATTGTGAAACTGTACAACCTGACGAAACTTCTGTAGAAGATATCATCAATGATATCAATGCTTCTAGTGAAGATGATAATACTTGTACTGTAGAAGAAGGATATGATGTTGATGAAGAAGAAACTTCAGATCCAGAACCTAAAACAGTCCCTGAGAAGATATCAATTGTTGACCAGTATAATATGGCAGTGATTGGCAATGAAAAACAGGGTACTCGTAAACAGCAACAGAAATATGGTAAGAAGAAAAAGAAGAATCGTCGTAGATAATCGTGTTATGTAGGTTAGGAGTTGGTAATTACATCAACTCCAACTTACTCATAATATAAATAACAGGAGGAAGTTCAATGATTGGAAATATAATGGTGGCTGGAAATGCTACGGAATTACAGTTCCTTATTAATTATAAGGGAACTTATTTACAGGCATATGCAGAGGCTTGTAAAAACAGTGGTGTTAATCAAGAAATACACCATACAAAGATTGTTGTTGTCAATGATATAGAAGGTAGCGGTGATGATTATATCGTTGCTAGTATTCTATTACCAAATTCAAGAGCAATGTTTTTCCTTATTGATGAGGATTATAATAACTTTGTTTATGAGTATTATAACAAGCTTGATAACGACCCAGATATTCAAGAGTATATTGCAGTTCTTCTTGCTGGAATGCTTGAAAGAAACTTTGATTATATTCTTTACTTTGACAATGATGATGCTAAAATGTGGATGCCGATTTGTAAAGCATTGGTTGATTATCTCTATTCTAGATTTGGAGTTTTATGCTATGGAATTGGAGATATTAGAAGTAATCCACAACTCTTATTGAGTCAAGGTATCATTCCTGAATGTGTAGTTAAGGTTCAGGATATCGTTAATAGATATAAACTTTCTAATAGACCTAATGATCAATTATTCATACAGTATTAAAAGGAGGTATGTGTAATGAGTGCACTTATATTTGGAACTCCTCAGGTATATAGTATACTAAGGATGAATCCAAATAAGATAGACTATATATACGTTAACTTTAACTCATTAGTAGAAGGAGTAGAAAAGCTTGATGCTTTGAATCCTTATTGGAGTTCAACAGAGCAAGTATTCTTTAATGAGTTTGAGTTTGATAATATGTATATCTCTTATATCACAACTTCTCCGGCTGCATTTAGACAGCTTGTTGATTTGATGCGAACGTTATATAATGGGTATAGTGTTTTCATTATTTGTGATTGGAATAACGATGTGTCTATTAATATGATTGAAGCGTTGATGAAGTTTATAACTGACTCTTATGGATTCAAATGTAATATTTGTACTGATATAATGAATGACATCATTAGTGATGGTGATTTCTCTACAGATGGAATTCAGATGTTTGATAGGAATATGGAGACATATATCCAAATGTTTGGAACTGATAAACTTTACTCAGATCATGGTGATTTAGCATGAATAATGAACTCTATAAAAGAACACTCTATACAAAGAAAGTAAAGTTTATCATTAATGAAATCCATGAGTATGATATAGCAAAGGCAAATATATCCATCCTTTTACAGGGTGGATATATCACTGCTCAAGAATATAACATGTATCTTCAAATGTCGAAGATGCAGAGAGAGATAGCTATAGGTAATCTTCAGAAGAATCCAGAAATATCGAGGGTTATAAGTGAAGGATTTGAGTGGGCTCGTAAGTGTTTAATTGAATCTAATAATCTATCAGAAGATGATATAGTATCTATAAAGAAAGATGCATTCTATGTTATGAGAAGATTACAGTATACAACTTTTGGTAACATAGAATTTACACATAGAAATTCATATCATATGTATATCTATTGTAGAGGAATAGAGATATATTATGGAATGAATGAACTTGATGATTCTGGTGATATACTAGACATCAAAGGCATTAATGATAGTAAGCTAGAACTACACTCAGCTTATCTATCGTTTTTATCTTATATATTAAAGCAAGTTGTCAAGGGTAACATTGTAGGTGCTATACAAGAGTTAATGACATTTATACAACGTTATGATAATAGACAACTTGATATTGAATACTATCGTGAATTCAATTCGGATTCTATGTATAGACTTGGACATTACGGTGTTATGTTTATAGACGATAGTTATAAGAATGTATTAAACATATCAAACAACCAAATGTTTAATAGAGAATTATTCTCTATTCTTATGAGTATTCAATATAAAAGATAAGAGTTGTGTTCATTCACAACTCTTCTTTTTTGTTGTAATAGAAGAACTTTATTATAAATACTTAAAGAAAAGGAGGAAATTATATATGTCTACAAACTTTTTAAATAGACGTATGGATTTACATCATAGTGGATCGATACTTATTATGGATACAAGTTATCCAGTAAAGCTTGCTGGTAAAGTATTAAAACTCTTTACAGCAACAAGCGATTTCAAATCTTCTAGTTGGACACTTAATAATTCAGAAGGTGAAACTATACTAAGTGTATCAGAAGATAAAGTATATGACTTCGCTGGTAGAATTTTAAAAGACAGTATCGGAGAAGGAAAAGCTTATGCTACTGTACAAGATGTGTGGAAAAACGATGATTACGTAATGGTAATCATAGATTTTGACAACTTTACAATGCATTTTTGTAGTCAAACTAATTTCGAGGACTTTATCACTGGTACAGGTGCTGGTGATTGTGATTTAAAGCTTTTTGATATAACTGGTGATGAAGACATGACTGGTTATACATATAAAATAGATACTTCAGTATTTGATGCTGCTGTTGAATTTGATAATGAAGAAGATAAGCATGCATTATTAAGAAACAGTGAAGATGATGTTGTGTATGAAATTCCTGTAAATATAACTGATGATGAAGGAAATATTACACAAAGAACTATGACACCTGTGGCAAATCTAGATTGTATTAATATAAATGGAATAAATGTATCAATTCAAAATCTGGTATTTCCATTTATAAATATGATAAATTCTGATGTTGGAATGGAAAATGTTACAGGAATGCATTCTTTTAAAAAAATTAATGGAACTTTAAATGATACATTTATAGAAAAATTCTGTTTTACATATAATGAATTAACAAATCTCGGAATGTGGAAAAGTGAAGATCATACTGCGTATATTTATTTTAAGGATGAATGTGAATATATACCTGAAGAAGACAGAAATAAATATTATTATGTATTGACAGATACAACTAGCGGTGATAATTGGAGTTCTAATCAACTAGATAGTTCTATGATGTTTAAACCAATAAATATTGATACAATGAAATTTAGTTCTTATTCTAATATATCTAATAACGGTATTTATGTTAACGGTAATAATACTGGTTTATCTTTTAGATATACTAAAGGTGATATTTTAGTAGGATCGTGGTGGGATTTTGATAATCATAATGGATTTGTTGCTTATAATATTGAAGGTGGAGTTAAAAGAATACATGTAAAAGATTTTATTACAGGTGATAATTTTTGTCCATATGACGCATTTTTAAAGACTAGAAATTTGAGTTCAAGTGGAATGATCTATAGAGTAACTTATTCATCACAATATGTAAACGATACTATTTTTAAAAATGAAATAATGAATGATGTTAGTAGATTTATAGATTTTTTTACCGGAGGAAATAATAGTTATAAAACATATATAAGAAAAAGAATATGCTGTATAGAAAATGATACTATTGAAGATATTGCTACATTTAAAGTATCAGATCCATATCATAAACTAATAAAAAATATTGTTATTGTATATCCAGAATTATTCGAAAATGTCTTATTTGATAAAGATGGAAATGATTTTTCTCATTCAGAAGAAAATCTATCAAATTTTGAATCTTTTTATAACGATAACACGCCTTCTAAATTTGATAGAACATCGTATGAATTTTTTAATAATAGTTTTAATAATATAGATGAAACAAGATATTTTTTATACTTGTTATTTAATAAGAATAATGAAAAGAATGTATATACAGGAGAAGCGTTCAGTAATGATAAAAATACAATAAAAATAAACGGTATCTCAAGTAAATTAAAAATTAAACGAAATGTACCTATATTAGGAAATGATGGATCAGATCAATTCATTACAACTGATAAAAGCGGGAATTATTTAATGCTAAATATTATATCTCGTGTAGGTATATCTAGTATGGGTACTCCTTATTATAGTGATGATCAAAAACCAAATTATAATAATGCACAATTTGGAATACAAGATATTTTAGTTACAAGAAAGATAAAATTTGCTAATGAACATATAAAATATTCAGACGGTAAATATAAAATATATCCATATGGATTTGATAATAGTTATGGTGGTTTTGATCTCAAAATATTAATAAATAGTAATTATAATATAGATGATGAAGGTACAAGTTCGATTGATGAGAATGATGGAGAAGAAATAACTGGATTATCAATGAAATACGTTACCAAAGACTTGTTTAAAAATAATGAAAAGATAGATAGCAATGATACTGGATTTATGTATATGTATTATATAGATACTGCAGCTACTCAAAATTATATATATAGAATTAAATACTACTTTAATCCAGATGATACTAATTCTAATGAAGAAAATGATTACATTAGTTCATATGATTATTATACTAGTACTTTTATAGCTGATATTAAGGTTGCTACTAAAAATGAATATTCAAAATCTAATCATCCTGTATGTGTAAGAGCATATGTAAACTATAAAGTTCATTATTTAATGGAATTAGATAGTGATCTTTCTTCTGAAGATGCAGTTGAAAAAGCATTTTCAGATGCTAATCAAATCATAAGTACAAATCCTAATTTATTTATTAAAACTATAGTTAAAGCTTATAATTTTTATCCAATTAATACTGATATAGTTAATAAATATTATAAAAATTCAGAATTGGATGCTTCTAGTACATGTGATTTAGCTATACCTACACGTAATAGTAGAAATGATGGTGTTGACATTAGATACTTTGCAGCAGCGTATACAAACAATGATAGCATAAATGACGGATTTAAAATTAAAGAATTATTAAATGATAATTCTTTAGTTCTTTATGAAAATCATTTAGCACCATATGTATCCAATACTCTAAATTCTAGCAATTCTTATATCTATAATGTAAAAACATATATAGATTATATTAAATCTACAAAAATTAATAAGGTTATTCATATTGATGATTTCCCTTATATAAATGGCAAAGGAATAAGAGAATGTTATTATAAAAATAATGATGGATCATTTAAATCTTTATATGAATTTTATAATTATATATTAACTAGAGACTTGTCTATACCAATAGATAATCCTGATTCATTACTAGATTCACAATTCAATAAATCAAATACTGCATTTTTCACAAGACAAGACGTACAAGGTATAACTATTAGAAAAACCTTAAATGATAAAGGAACTGGTTATAATGATAATTTCTATTCTACCACTTCTAACAATAAAGTTACACTAAAATCTTCTATAACATTAAAAAATAATGTAGAAATCAGTTCAATTTATGGACTTAATAATTCAGAATTAGTAGATAATAATGGAAACGATGTATCTAAAACTTATTCATCAGAAGATGTTATATATATTAATAAAGAACAAGCTGGTAGTAAAACCACTTATGGATTAGCTATAAGTGATGGAGAAACAAAAAATTCAACTATAGTATCAATAAATGGTAGTATGGGTGAAATTGAAGTTGATAAACTAACTTGGGAAACATTGTTATTAGCATTAAATAATGATAAAACAATAAATATTTTATCTGATTCATTTATTGATATGAAAACTGAATTGAATAATTATATATATCTTGCTGGTCAAAATATAAGTGATACTATAAGTATTGTTGATAATAATAATTTAGAAGACAATGCTAATAGTCATGATGATATATATGGATCTAAAAAAGATGAAGACGGAAATATATATGACAAAAATGGAAATCTGATAAGTAAATCTACCTCAACTGGTAGTTTTCAATATGAGCATTATAAAGATAAGAATGCTGAATTTGATGAAAAGCATAATCTTTATAATTTTAATTATGGATATGGATATTCAGATGATAATAAAACAAAAACCTTAAATAATAGAGGTGTAATAGTATTTGTAACAGAAGGAGCATATACTAAATGTAACGATAATGGAAATAGTAAGGTTGAAAGTTTTACATATGATTTTCATAATGGTAGTGTATATCCTAAACGTATGTATATATCTAAAGATGGTTTAATTTGTACAAAAGAATATTTTGATAATGATTTATTAAATGGTACATATATTCCTGATGATACCTTACCAATTAATAATATAACTATGCCTATATCCCTAGATGAGGTTATAGACGAGTATGTGAATTGTTGTCAGTATTTATTCGCATATTTAAATTCTAGTGAAATATATGATTTTGATCCGTCATTTGGTATGTATATAAAATATTATAACTCATTAAAAAATAAAACATATTATGATTCTAATATAATAGATTTTGTAAGTGATGTTTTAATAATAAATAGATATACTTATTCTAGTCTGTATTTTAATTATAATTCTTGGAAAGGTAAGTTAACTGATTCTAAAGAAGAAGTATATAATACATTAAATTCTGATAATAATAATATATATAATAATTGTACAGCAGAATCTAATTATAAAAAATGTATATATAAATTTATAGAAAATTCAGTGATATATTTGAATGAATTTTTAAATTATATCAAAAGTGCAAACGAGAGTTTTGATAGTGATGATAATGTACCAAAAGCTATTACTAAATTTTCTAATCTAAAGAAAAATTTTCTAATCTAAAGAAAAATTATAATTAAGGAGGTAAAAGTTTATGTTAAAAGGAATTGATGTTTCTGTTTGGCAAAGATCGATTGATTGGTCTAAGACTAAGAGTGAAATTGATTTTGCTATTTTGAGAGCAGGATATGGTAAGCTAGTATCTCAGAAAGATGATAGATTTGAAGAGTATTATGCTGCCTGTGAGAAGTATGGTATTCCAAAGGGTGCTTATTGGTTCTCTTATGCTACTACTAAGGCAGAAGCTATTCAAGAAGCAAAAGCATGCATTGAATGTCTAAAAGGTAAGAAGTTTGAGTATCCTATTTTGTTTGATATTGAACATAAGACTCAGACTAGTAAGTCGGTTGCTGATGTAATTATTCCAGCGTTTTGTGATACATTAAGAGATGCTGGTTATTATCCTGGTGTATACACATACTATAGCTTTATCAAGAGTTATATTTCTGAATCTGTATATTCTAAGTATGATCTTGCTATTGCTCATTATGCTAGCTCTACACCTTGGACACAGAAAACCATTTGGCAGTATTCTAGCACTGGTACTGTTAGTGGTATTAGTGGTAGTGTTGACCTTGATTATTGCTATGTAGATGATTATCCTGCAAAGATTAAGAAGCTTGGTTTAAATAACCTTGGTTCATCTACTACTTCTTCTACAGTAACAGAGTCTACTACTTCTACTACTAGTTATGTGGTTTCTACATCTAAGTCTGCTCCTGAGAATAAGGTTACTACATATGCTAGTACAGATAAGACACAGATTTCTAAGCATTTTAATGTACAAGAGTTTAAGTGCAAGTGTGGTTCAGATCATAGTATTCTTGTTAATCATTATCTTGTATATCAACTTGAAAAGATTATGGATACATTAAACTGCTCTATGGCTATCATTAATAGTGGTTATCGTTGTCCTACATATGATAAGACTATTGGTGGATTTGTTGGTCAGCATGGTGTTGGTAATGCTGTAGATATTGTATTCTATGATAAAAATAAAAAGGTTATTTCCTCAAAGATTATTTCTTGTGTTGCACAAGATTTAGGACTTGGTGGTATTGCTAATATTACATCATCATATACTTCTACACATCTAGATGCTAGAACATCTAATATCTGGAAGGGTGATGAATGTGTAAATAACAATACTGTAACATCTGACTTCTATAAGTATTATGGTCTTTCTAAGTCTGATGTATATGGAACATCTTCTTCATCTACAACTACTACATCATCTTCTAACACAACAACTTCAACCACTACTACAAGTAGTACATCATCCATAGCAATTAAAGCTGGTACTAAAGTAACACTATCTGGTGATACATTATATAGTACATCAACTGTTAAGGTTGGTAATAAGAAATCTGGTACTTACTATGTATATAGTACAGAAGTTGTAAATAATAGAATACGTGTAACTAACTCTGCTAGCAATGTAGGTAAGACTCCTGTTGGAACTTATGTATCTGGTTGGGTTGATGTATCTGTTGTTTCTGGAACTACAACTACATCTACTTCTTCTTCATTAAAGGCTGGTACTAAAGTTGTATTAAAGAGCACTGCATTATATTCAACTGCTACTGCAACTAAGTACTCTTCTAAGAAGTCAGGAACATACTATATTTATAGTAGCGATGTTTCTAATGGAAGAATTCGTATAACTAATTCCTCAAGCAATGTAGGAAAGACACCTGCTGGAACTTATGTATCTGGTTGGGTAAACACATCTGATATTGGTTAAAAAATAAAGTTTATGATTAAAAAGAAACGCCGTTGGTAATACGGCGTTTCTTATCTTTTACTTTTTGTTTATGACTTCAAGAAGTCTTGCTATAGCTTCTAGATCATTCTCGACCCTCCTTTCATCAATCGCTATACTTCCACCAACTGTTATTGATGGATTTATTGTTACATTGATTGTCGGGTTAACATTTATTTTAATGTCTCCGACTTTTGTTTCAATATCACCGACTGCTGCCTTAATGGTAGCAGAAATATCTTTAGTTGCTTCTTCAACTTTTTCAGCTACTGCTGATTTAACCTTATGGTCAATTACAGCAGTAGCCCATTTATCTATTGACTTCTCTACTGCTTTTCTTGTTTCTGCTTCTGTAGTTGTTGTGTTAGCGTTTGTTTTATTTGTATCGGTCATCATAATAATATACCTCCAAGTATTGAATGGAACATAGGTTTTAGACATTGTGACTGTTCCGATATCGACAATGCCATTTATGTGTTAACCAACCGCCCTAATTTTTAAAGGTCTTTTAGAGCTAAGACCAAGTAAGCCATTCTAGGATAATCATATTATTATCTCTTACTCACTTGTATTATATATATTCAATTATTATGACTTTTACAAATTATATATCAATTCTTCAAGCCTCAACTATTTAGTAATATCAACTTGTTAAGGAGGTAAGTAAATTGATGATTCTTAATGGAAATGAATTTCCTGATATTATAGGATACTTAAACAACGGAAATCCTACGCTCAGAAGCCCTAGTTCTGTATATGAAATTAGTCTTATGCAAACTAAAGAAACATTAGCAGATATTGATAGCTATAGTAGATTTATTAATAATGCTATTGCACAATTTAGACATAGCAGGTTTTATAAAGAATACAAAGCTAATCTTATGAGTCTAGGACTTGATCATTGTTCGTATTTACATAATATAAACTCTGATATGGCTGAGTTAGAAATGAACCATGTCATCTTGACAATATTTGATATTGCATTATTAATCGCCGAGCATTATCTAAATACATATGGTTATGTATCAACATTTCACATTGTTGGTGGATTGAGAGAAGAGCATAAACAAAATAGAGTACCCATTATTATGATGAGTAAAACTGTACATCAGTTATATCATAATGATGATCTGTTCTATGTACATCCTAATCAGATTTTTGGTAAATGGACTGAACTAATCAAGACATATTATAATGGTATTACACCAGAGATTTGTGCTAAGCTATTATACTATATAAGATTAGCTCAAAGAGAACCAGAATCTAATGATAATGAACTTTTAACATTGGCAAACGAAATTCAGAACTGGAGTGAGAAGAATTATGGAAGTGCTTTACACACAATTGAATCTCCAAACCCTTATTATTTTTGGAATAATTCTGATAGTAATACTGTGCAGTGAGATTGTAATATCTAAGCTATTTAGTAAATGGCTTGTATTCAAGTATGATGAACTAGAGCTTAGAAAATATGACATAGATACACATTTGAATGTAACTGAAGATATTGAAACCAGACTTGATAAAGTAATAGAGAGTTGTTTCCAAGAGTATTCTTTAATGAATCTTGTATATAAAACAGATTGGTATATTAAAGAAGAAGACGAAATTAAAATCAGTAAAGATATTTGTGCACTTGTAAGTGATAGAATATCTCCTGTAATGCTTAAACAGTTAGCATTATATTATAATGAAGATGCAATATTTGACATTATTGCTAAGAGAGTTTACTTTAAGGTAACTACATTTGTTATAGAACATAATAGAACTGCCTTATAATATCTTTAATGAAAGGAGGTAGATATCATTGGCTAGATATAATTATGAGTTTGATATGAAATATACAGATAACCCATATATAGACCTTATAGTCAATTGCGTAAAGATTCTTGGAATGAACTGTGTTGTTAAAAATGAGAATCAGGCTCTTCATTATGAAGATGCTAGGTCTGCTACTTTGGCTGGTCAATATATTAAATATAAAGAAGGCAACTGGAACTATATTAAAGACGGTGAGTACTCTGATGCATCATATATGGAATGGAATAGCTATTATAGAATGCTTAATGGATTACCACCAGCATATACATTAAATGATGAAAACGCTTATTTCTCAGCAACTGGTTATGATGATTCTATATATGAGGATATCGGAAATGCATATGTAATACCAGAACTCTATGAAAAATACTTTATAGATGTCGGACAATATGATGAGAAATATGAAGGTAAGTATCTTCATGAACTGAATACTGAAGATTTATCAGTAATATCTGTAGAGGGCGGTATATTAGACCAGATTAAGGCTGATTATACTGAAGACCCTCACTATCAATATATCTATCATTTAGGAGATAAAAGGGTTGATTTCTATACTGCTCGTAAGGCTGTAAACTTTGCAATGCTATATTGTCCTAGTCTTAATACATTTGATATTATAGAAAATAAGTTCAAGAGAATGTATGATAGAAACAGAAGATATACCATGTCTACTGTATACTCCGAAGCTTATAGATTTATGTCATATCATTATGATGCATTTATACAGATTCTTATCATTATACAAACAATGGTAGATATGATTTCTGAAGTACAAGAGTATATCATCAATAAAGATGTATTTGACTCTAGAACTATACGTTATCTATTTGAATCTTATGGTATCGCTTATTATAAAGAGATTCCAACTAAATATCAGATTCGTATTATTAAGAACGTAAACACTCTTCTTAAATATAAATCATCTCATAGAAACATTACTGATATTCTTGAATTGTTTGATGATGATACTATTACTGTATTTACGTATTATCTAATGAAAATCAAAGCTATCAATAGAGATAACTTCTATTATTATGAAGAGAGTGATATAAATCCTAGATACGTTAATACTGATGTAGTAATGTATGTAGGAAGACCTGAAGATATATCTAATAACAAAGTACCATTAATGAATGTACATACTAATCAAGATGATATAACTGTTACTAAGAATGATGATGGTAAAGTTATAAAAGAAAACTTTATTAGAACGTACTTATATAATTACTATCTGATAGATGAAGGAGAACCTGATACTGCTAGTAATAGAGCTATAAGTATGAGTGATTCACAACCTATCGTTAGTAAGTATGCTGAAACTATAGATATAGCTACAGATACAATAAATAATGGTAGTTTTGTATTAGACTTCTTAAATACTGTTGCTCTTAATAATAAAGGTTTACCATGGTTTGGAACAGACAATTATAATATAGATGAATCTAAACCAAGTTCAAAAGAATATTTAGCAAATAGAAACGTGTTTCTAAATAGGTATAAGAATGCTCTTACTAATCTTATTAGAATTGTATTTAATGAAGAAACTGCTGCTGATGATTCATTTGCTCTAAACCAATATAACTTCAGAAGAATCAAGTATAGATTATATAGCATTCTAGGTATATTTGATTATGATGGAATTGCTGAAAAATTTAATAATAGAACACTTGATGATATAACTGATGCTGAGCTAGAGTCGTTATTCTATACAGCAGACACATTGATAACAGAAAAGTATTGTAACACACATGGTATAGAAAGTCTTTTTACTGATTTTCTTGAATCTGATGATAGATATATCTTAAATCATACTATTCCATTTATGGTATGGAATGAATATAAATATAAAGATGCTTCAGATGATCCTGAAACTACGGAATATTATACGTCTGATTATAGAAATTATATATTCAACTCCAATGGCTCGTTCTCTGCTAATTATAATAAATTGGGCGACTTATACACAAAGTATACGAAAGCATTTAGAGAAAGCTATATAATATCTACTAGAGTATTTATTGAAGCTGTGTTTGATGATATGGCTTATGACTCTATTAATAATCCAACCCCTAGATATACAGGATGGATGGATATTAGTCAAGTTGTATCTAAGACAGGTAAATCATTAGATGAGCTTGAATTAGGTGATGAAATTACTATTCATACTGGAGATAATGTTCCTATATATAAGTCTGCATATGTTTATGAAGTAATCACTAAAGATATGCTTGGATTGGAATACTATAGAAAGAATTATGATTTGTGTTTCTTAAAAGTACCTATTCTAGATCCTAATGCATATGCTGTTATAGAACGTAGAGATTTGAGAAGAAGTTATGACTCAATTACTTTAGCAGATCCTTTCTGGGATGGTGTATCTACATTTGATCTTCTTACTGATGAAGAACGTGATAAGTTACATCAATCTAAGAAACAAGAGATTCTAAATAAAGACTTTACTATTGAACGTACTAAATATATAGCTGTAGAAGCTAATATAGATTTAGTAAAGATGTCATATCAAGTAAGTTACTTTATGAATATGCTATATGATAAGCATATGGATGAAGAAGATTTGATGGTTGAAGTGGACTCAGAAATATCTGATGATAAAGTTAGATTAAATGATTTGCTTACTTTTGCTATTGCTCTTAATTTTATATATAATGGTACAGAACCAGATAATATTGCTAGCGATATGGAAAAGAATATGTATATCAATGGATTTAACTTTGATACAGACTGGTCTACAATATATAACTATCTTGAGAATAAGTGTTATATCAATAATAACTATGATAATGAGATTCATGAATATACTTATATAGATGAGTTTGGTGTATCTCATACTAATGTAGGATATGGAATGGATCCTATGGGAAAAGGTTGGTTAACTGAAATATACGATGATACTGTAACTTATGGTACAGCTTATTGTAGTGACGAAGAAGACTATGTAGAAGTTAAAGCATATTTCGGATATCCTATATATGGATATAATGAGAATAATGAACCTATATTCTCTTATTCAGATGAGGAAAATCAACCTACTGGTTCTCCAATAAATAATCGTATTCCTATGCCTCCTGACTCTGTGGATCATAGTAAAGTTCCAGACCCAGCTGTAGGTGCTTTTCTTAGTGGTCGTTATGAACAGTGTAGTGAAGATTGTGCTACTACTATTGATATGGAATTAGATTTTGGTTCTTCTGAGATATGGAATTATAATCTTAAACATCATCCTTTAGTAAGTACTACTGGTGAATTAACTGTATTGAATATAGCATGGGAGCCTACTCAATATCCTGATAGTGATAATAACTCTCATGGTCTTTGGTTAGATACTGAGATACTTACTACACTTACAGATGAGAGTATTACTGATTTAGATAAAATTAATTATCTAAAGAAGATTTATTATAGTAATACAAATCTATATGATCATCTGACATATATGCTAAGACATGCTGAATCTAAACGTATGTATGATATATACAAAGTTCTATTTGACTCATTTATGGAAACAAAGATGAATCATGATTACTATGGTCAGATTGATAGAAATGGAAATCCTGTATATACTAATGAGAATGATACTAGTGAGTTATATTATCTTACATTATCAGATGAAGTAGAATGTGATCCTAATGGATTTCCTATATTCGAAGGTACTGATTTAGAGACAAACAAAGTAGCTTATTATCAGTTCGATTATAAAAAAGCTGTAGAAACTAACTTCAAAGTTTGTGAATATTATAATATAGCAAATCCTAGTGAAGTTTATGATTGTTTCTATAATATGAGAACTATTAATGGTGAAGAAGTAAAAGAATATATTGTTCATTATGATGAACAAAATCAGTTAGGAAGAGAAACATATTTCTTCCCAAGTTCTGAAAATCATTTCTTTACATTTAATGTAAATGAACAGAATTATCTTGTTTATAATGATAACCCATCTATTAAGATTCCTGTTGATCTTGATAGCGATGGTAATGTTATTATAGATGAGAATAAGAAGTATGTTATTATAGAAGATGAAGATGGTAATTATACTGTCGAAATAGTAGATAAGTCTGAGAAAGTTACTAATGGTAAGGAAGTAATTATTACAAAGAAGATTGCAGAAAGTTATTATGACTTCTTAGAGTATCGTAATCCATCATTATATGCTCTATTGATTGATTTGAAATATAATTACGATAACGTACCAGTAAAGGTTGATGACAATGATTCTGTTGTGAGATATATGCCATCTGATGAGAAAAAGAAAAGAATAGAAACACTATGTGAACTTATTGTAGAAGCACTTGAGAAGTACTTTGATAAGTCTGAATGGCGTTATCTATTCAATCTTATTCCTACTGCTAATATAGAGAATATTCAGAATTATATAATGAAGATGGTAGTATTCTTCAAGTCTTGGAAAACACAGATTCTTGATACTACTGTAAGTTATATAATTGATGACCCATATAATAACCATGTACATATACTTGATGATATGTATTATAATACAACGTTTGATAATTTACTTGAAAAGGTTCGTCCTAAAGAATATAAGTATTTTGAAAATCATACAGTATATAAAGACCCTATAAAAGTTGGGGAAGATTTACAAATGAATGATGTACATTACGAACCTTACACTATAGACTTTGGATTTGCTGAGAAGATTTATGGTCATAGATTTGATTATCCAAATTTAACGTCAAAACTAATCTTTAAAGATAAAATTGGTCCTAGTGAAAAACTTGAAATGAATACCGTTTATTATACTGGAGAAGTTCAGCAAGATAGTAACGGTAATATTTTATTACCATAAGGAGGTATACTTGTATGAATAAACAACTTAAAATCTTTGATGATAATGCTGGAAAAGGTAATATCCTTAAAAGTGATGGAGCTAACATCAAAGGTACTGATATTATTCTTAAGTCACTTGACAGCGGAAAGGTTTTGTTTCGTGGAAGTAACAAAGTAATTATTTCTGGTTCTGAGTTCAATGCAATTAAGGATTTCGATTATGATAACTTTGTTGGTGATGTTGATTATCTTGAATCTATTCCTAGCTATGATGCTGCATTTAAAGCTGCTTCTAAATCATTTAAGACACCTGATAGTGTAGAAGTTCCAATCTCTATGGATGATTTCTCTAGTAGTGTTGGCTATACATTCTATACTGGTGAAAGTGGTCAGAATAGTATGCTAACACCATTTAAGAGTCTTAGTATTGATGATCATTCAGCACATACATTATATAGACATGTAGCACGTCGTGTTTGTCTATGGTGTGTAGGTATCGATGGTTGTGGTATCGAAGCATCTCGTGTATTCAAGGTTCATAATACTAAGTGGATTGCACCATATGGTTATTGGGATTACAATGATGGTACTGGTGGTAATAACACATATCCTACATCTAATAGTGGTGATTTAACATGTTTGATTCCATTTAAGTATAGAACAACAGATGCTGATTTATCTACTACATATAGAAAACAGTACTTTGGACGTATGCAGACAAACAATGCAATTGGATACTTCTTTAAGACATTTGATGAGGATCCTATCCTTATTCGTCAGTATGCTGATGATAGTACAGGTCTTGAAGCTGTAGATGATGTATGGAAAGATAAGCGTTCATCTGAGGGTGAAGTTGTTGTAAAACTTAAGATGAGTGTTTCTGCATCTGATTGTAGAGAATATTTCAATCGTTCTGTAGGAAACAATGATTCTAAGATTAATACTATTTCATTGTGTACAGCAATTCCTTATCTTAAGAATGATGAACTTATGTATGCTGATATTAGACCATTCACTAGATTCAACTTCCCTAACGAAGCTCTTATTGATTATTCTAAGGGAATTGATATCACATATTATCTGTATTACTAATATTATAACAAAAAATAAAGCAGGTGGTAACAAATACCACCTGCCCATTTTTATTCTTTGTAATTCTGACAAGCTTCAATCATTGAATATTCTTCATCGGTAATTTCATCAATGCCAAGCTGAGTAAATGAATTGATACAAATCATTGTATCAGTCTGTAATGACATCTTTCCATTAAACATTCCATCGTTATAAGATACCTGCATACTAAGACGAGGATTAAATAACTTTGCTGAATTAATCAGAAATTCGTCATTAATGATAAGCATTATATTGAGAGTATCGCCATCGAAATCTGCACCCATTGATTTAAGAATCTCGTGAGGTACATGACAACTGTATGTGTCATCTTTTGTAACTCCGATTACATGAAGCTGAATAATAGATGCTGGTGAAATACTTGGATTACGATTGAGGATTACTGCTACATACTGATTATCAATTATATTCTGAATAAGATCAGCAATAACAGGATTATACTCAATACGTGATTCATCCCAAATACGATATGCTTCTGAAGGACTATAGGTTTTTGACAGGATATTAATGATAGTCAAACTCATAAGTTCTACAAGTGTAGGATATGGAAGAATTACTTCATCAATTCTCAGATTAGGGTCAGGAATAATAACGTTTCTTGCAGTGAAGTTACAACGTCCACCATTAAGAGAACGAATATATCCTTTCTTCTGTGCAATAATCTTTTCAAGATCAGCATATATTTCCATATACTTCATTTGAATATCATACAGAATCTGATTAGTAGGTTTCTTTCTTCCTCTTGAGAATATCTTGTCACTGTTTAATTTAGCAGCAAGACCAGCAATAACGTTATATAACGCATTATTACCCTCGAAGTTAAATCTATTCTGTTTAATAGAGAATGGTCTTAACTGAGAAGTATATACAGGAAGACAATGTGTAAACACTAAGTCTTTATACGTTATAATATCCTCATAGTAAGCCATCTTATTTACATTAGACTTATACTTGTTTCTGAAGAACTCAAGAATCTCATCGAATCTTTCTTTCATTTCTTCAAAACCAATTCCAATGAATGGATTAGACTTTGTCTGTTCTTTCTCAATAACAAATCCATCTTCATCAATCTTATTATCGAAATTGATTATAGCATCAAGATTCTTTTTGCCTATAAAGGCAATAAGTTTCTTGAACATATTTGGATGAATGACAGTATAGTCATTTATCTTAATCCATCCAGTAATACTAAAGTCATTACCAACATAACGAACCTTAGTATGACATATTGGACAAAGCAATCCATTATTTACCTTCATCATGGTTCTTCCACATTTACATTTATATATGTCACCAAACGGAGTCATATCGTCAATCTGAAGACCGTATCTTGAAGAGAATATACTGTCCTCTGAACGAATATCTTTCTTGATATCTTGTTTCTTTGTTATATAGAAACCATTACCAGAAATGATATCCTTCTCACATTCCTCATCAAAGTTGATAGGAATTATACGTGTTTCGATTTTGTATGTCGGCTGTCCATTTTCGTTCAACGGTATATTGAACGGATAATTACCATTTATCTTTACTTGATAAAACTCTTGTAATTTCTCATAAAGGTAATCATAGTTTTCTGTTGAGTACATGTTATTTCCTCCTAGTTAAGTTATTATTCATAAGTTGATGACACTGTTTTAACTTACAATGTCACCAGCTATCATAATACCTTCTCTGAATTCATTAAAATATCTATATGTCTTCTTAATTGTAAGAGTATATTGATTGATTATTATCTCAGGATCATTAGTAAAATACCCTTTATAATCATCTAATATACCACAACGACGTATAATACTTTCTAATCTTGCGAGTGTTAAGTCCTCATCAAATTCAATATCCTCTTTTGCTGTTATATCAAGCTTAGGGATAGTTTTATTATCAGATAACACTCCAGGTTTTGTATCGATTTTAAAATCGATTTCTTCATCAAAGTCTTGTACAATAGTAACATTGAGTTCATTGATTATAAGAGTCTTTGATGGTATTGTGTTTACGCTTGCTTTCTTTAAAGGCATAGCCTCTGTTATAGACACATATCTAGGTGTCGGCTGTTGTTGTTTATTATCCATAGGTGTTATTATAACTGCCATATGATAACCTCCTTTTCTATTATTAGAGAGTTGCCATTTCTCCATTTTTATAATATATGGTTATCTTGTTAATTATCATGGAATTCAACAATAGTATAAAATACCCAATTAAGGAGGAATTAAGTATGGCTGTTAATAAAAGAAAATCTAGAATGATTACAGATACAGAACGTGATTATATCTTATCACTTTCTAATGAAGATTGTTTAAAGACAAGTGTATTTATGGAATGCTTTGGTGAGTTTAATGGTAAAAAGAAGTTCAATACATATGATGTAATGAAGGTACCTCCAAAGACATATCATAACAATAAGAATGAATTTGTTACTACTGTAGGAGCATGGTTCTTTAATAAAGGATGTATCGATTATTCAGGAATCTTTGATGAGATTGGATATATCAATAAACCGGTAAATAAAGGTGTATATGGTGATATAAATGATAAACTATCTCTTGCTATTATGGAAGATAGAGTTACAGTAGAACAGTTTAAACAATGGATTTTATGTTGTCAGAAGTTTATGAACTACTCAACAGTAATTTGCACAACTTCTTCAGAAGACATGTTATTAATCTCAAAAACAATAGAACCAAAGAAAAAAGAATTGTTCAAAAAGTATGAGAAAGAATTAGCAGCAGGCGATGCATTTATAATGAAGAAAATAGAAGATGAGTTATTAGCCTATTGTGAAGAGAAACTAAAAGATGATCCTGCTTGGGACAATATCAAAGCTGGTGCTGGTGCGGACTTATCAAACAACTTTAAAAACATGTATGTAGTTAAAGGTGCTACAAAAGACCCAGACCCAACAAAGGGATATAATATTATTAAATCATGTTATTCAGAAGGTATCTCTAAAGATGATTATGCTGCTATGTCTAACTCATTGGCAGCAGGACCATATTCTCGTGCAAGAAAAACTGCAACATGGGGATATGAAGAAAAGAAATTCTTATTAGCATTCCAACATGTTAAACTAGGTCCTAAAGGTAGTGATTGTGGTACTAAACGTACTATTACAGTAACCTTAGATAAAAACCATATGAATCTTCTAATGTATTCTTATATAGTAGAAGGTAATAAATTAATCCGTCTAGATAGTACTAATATGGATAAATATAAGAATAAGACAGTAAAGATGCGTTTCTCTTCTCTATGTAAAAATGAATGTATCTGTAACAAGTGTGCTGGTGATATATACTATTTGCTCAATACACCAAACATCGGTACTGCTACCCCTCAATTAGCTAGTTCAGTTAAGAATGTTATGATGAAAGCATTTCATGACAGTACAGAGAAATTTACTGTAATGGACGCTATGGAGGCATTCGGAGAGTAATTTTAAAAGTGTAGCATTCGTAATGTATATTAGCGGTGGATATTTATTTATGAATTAGATAACATATTTATAAATAAATTTAAAGGAGGACATTATTATGTCAAGACACGCTAATTATATTCCGTTACAACCAGGTGAAACTATAGGAGATATGGTTTTATTAAGAGCCTATAGAGACACAAAGAACGACAGAAGAATGTTTTATGTACGCTGTACTAAATGTAATCGTACAAGAGAAGTAAGTGAGCAGAACTTAAAGAACAATCCTAATTCATCATTACATAATATTGTATGTGGATTTGGATTAAAGAAATCTGTAGATCATAAATTCTATGATGTATGGGCTCATATGAAAGACCGTATCTATAATCCTAATAATAGTGAATATCATAGATATGGTGGTAGAGGATTAACTACAGATTATGATGTATTTGTTGATTTCTTTGATGATATGTATGCATCATATATACAGACTAAGACAATGTATCCTAATCAGAGAATTTCTATAGAGAGAATAGATAATAACTTAGGATATGTTAGAGGTAATATAACATGGTCTACACCTATTCATCAAACAAGAAATTCAATAACAGTTAGAAAGTTTATTGCTCAGGCTCCTAATGGACAGTTGTATTTAACTAATAATCAGTTACAGTTCGGATTGAATCATGGATTGGAGTCTAGACATATTTCAGATTGTCTACTTGGTAAACAAGCTACTACTGGTGGTGGATGGAGATTCTATGAACTTAATCCATTGTTTGTATATAACTTTGATAATGATCCAAGATTTATAAAAGAATTGTATTATTAATTTTGGAGGATAATATGAAAGTAGATAAAGTATTTTTTGATTTTGGAGATGCTATAAAGTATCTTAAGAATGGAATTAAAGTAGCAAGAAAAGGCTGGAAAGATAAAGATGTATATGTGATTTATCAGAAGGGATATCCTGAGGGAATTCCCTGTAACGAAAACACTGCTGTAGCATTACATATTGAAGAAGGTAGCATAATTAAAGTAAATCCATATTTCCAGATTAGATGTGAAGATGGGTCATTCTCTATATGGTCTCCTTCTTGTGAAGATATTCTAGCTGAAGATTGGTATGGTGTAATATTAGATTAATTATTAGAGGTTGGCTATTTGTCAACCTCTGATTTTTTACTTATATATAATATAGGTAGAAGAATAAGAAATTATTACTTCTAGCATGGTTGATGCATACATGTTACGCAAAGCATCAGGCGTAGATGAAAGTCTACGTTCCCAACGATTAAGGGAAAAGGAATACAGTTATGAATAAAAGAATGAATAAGAAAATGAACAAAATAATCATCCACAACATCTACAAAGCATTCATAGATTACTATGGAAGGAAGCCGGTGCAGTTCATTTATTATCCCGGGTATCTCAACGTGATGCTCGGGACGAATCCCGGGTATTATAAAAGACCCGGGAAATATGATGGAATTTCCATCGATCACCTCTTCGGAGGTTATGATGGAATAGAAAACAATGATATCTCCAGGATACGAATCCTGGAGATAATAACGGATATTGAAAACGAAGAGGGTGAGTATCTGCAGATACTCATCAATCTTCGTACAGGAAAGGAGGTGTATTCCTGGGTCTAATAAAAATATAAGCTGCCCGTATCGGGTGGCTTATTTTTTCATTACTTAGTGGTTTATATTTTTTATTTTTTAACGAAACTTTATAATAAAGATGATGATGTTAAGTTGTTATATAAGGAGGTAAATCCTGTTTATGAAACAAGTTTATTTAGTTCCTATGTCTTTAAATGAAAAGGATAATGAGGAAAAAATTAATGAAGCCATTCTAAAGATTGGTAAGGATAATGCTGTTACTTGGCTTGCTGGCCTTATTAAAGCTTTAGATGCTAATAAGTATATGCTTGTTGCTGAGAAAGAAGATTCTAAAGGTACTGATACACCTGAGATTGGTGTAAAGGTTATTCGTGGTTCTCAGGATATGAGAAAAACAGAAGATATCATTAATGATACTCTTTTAGAGATGGAGATTGCTGAAGATGAGCCTAAGTCATTTATTTCTATTTGTCATCCATCTGAATATATGTATATTATTCTTTTCGAATATAAAGCTGCTAAAAATCCAAGAGTTAAGATTGTAAAGAATCCTGCAAATCCAGTTAGTGGATCACGTAGTCTTTCTATGATACTGCAACTTCTTGATGAGGATGATAAATGGGGTTTACAACCATATGACAGCTTTATGCTTGATGATAATAATATGATTATTCTTTTCTCTGAAGAGTAATATAATAAGGAGGTAATATTATGAAGAGTCTATTAATTCATATCGGTCGTGCTGATATTGTTGAAGCTGAAAAGAAGATTAATGAACAGATTAAAGATCTTGAGGGTTTTGTATCTCTAAAGGTTACATCTAACGGTCAGAGTGATATGGCTGTTGTTCTTTATGATGGTGAATCTGAGATTACAACTCCTGCTGTAAAGATTGTACAGTTCTCTATTAATGATGCTGTAGAAGCACAGAAGACAATTGATGCTGCTCTTGATGGACTTGATGTAATTAGTGTTGAACCTACATGTGTAGTAGATATGGATCGTCTACTTGTAGTTTATGATGCTGGTACATCTTCTTCTTCCGATAGTTCTGAAGTAACTAGCGATTAATATTAGCCACCATACCTTAATTGGTATGGTGGCATTGGTATACTTTCAATACTAAAAAATAAAGGTAGTGTTAAACTACCCCTATTTATTTTTTGTTATAGAGAACCCTACTCATTTAATCCACAATATATACTGTACAGGATACCCTTCCTGCTTGTCTAAACGAATAGGGTGTGTTAGAGTAATCTGAGTAGAATATATCAATAACATTACTACCCATTCCTCCTGTATCATCTACTCGATAATACCCATCCACAGAACCATCAGATGATTCTATGTATATGATAGTGCCTAACGGTATTGAATTACACCCGACACTATAATTATTTACAAGTGTTCTTCCAGATGCACCAATGCACCCGTATGAGCCACTATAATATGTCATTTCTGTAACAGTCCAGTTCCTTGTAAGTCCTGAAGATGATGATGTTTCAGAATAACTTGTTGTCTCAGGAACATAGAGATTTCCTATAGTAATATCGGGATTACATGTTTCACAAGGACGTGCTTCCTCGATATAATCCCCATAAATGATTTCCATACAGGATGTATCTGCGTATATACAATTCCTTTTATGGACTCTCATTGATTCTGCATAGAATAAATATTCGTATGCTGGTTCGGTGTTTTCTTCTATATAAACTGTTGTTTCTTCCGTCGTTTCATTTATGTCCTCTGTTGTACTAACTTCTGTCGTTGTTGTTTCTGTTGTAGTAGTCGATGTGGTTGTTGTAGATATTGGAAGACTGGTGGTGCTTGTAGCTACAATAGTCTCTGTTACAACTGTAGTGGTAACAACCTCTACAGTAGATGTTTCACGAGCAGAAGTTTTATCTTCTTCCACTCCACTTGCGATGTAGGTTACACATGCATAAAAGATAACAATTACACATGCAATTATTCCCATGATTGGAATAAAATTATCCTTAATAATATTACGAATCATGGTCCTCATATTGTTTTTGTTTTTCATTTTAAATTAACCTCTACTTTCTTTTTATGATTTACCTTGACTGCCTAGGGGATAGCAATTACTTGCGTGTCTCTATAACACTTCTATAGTATACATTTCAAAAAAAGTTATGCAGACGAGGATGAACCCCGTCTGCATTTAGCATGGAGGTATACCTTATTTATTAGTTACATTGTTATTAAAAATTCCCGAATACTCAAGAATTGGTGATAACAATGGAGCTTTTTTGATTAGTTTCTGTTGAATATTATCCATAAATTCTTTATCATGTGTTTCTGTAAATTCAGTTAGAACTATACCAACTATGTTATCATCATTATCATATATTGATATACTTACAGCTGATTTGATATTATTGCTTTTTAGCATTCCTATAAGTACTGGAGAATCATGAACAAATTCATTAGATTCATCATCAGTATCACCTATACTTATCTTGCCATTCTTATACATATAAGAGATACTGTTATCAAACATTTGTAATGGAAGTCCTGTCTGTGAATTAATTCCTTTTACCACGCCACAATTCTTTTTAATGACTTCACAGACACATGAAATCTTAAAGAATGGTAGACCATGGGAACTATAAACACCATTGTGAAACACATATACTGCAGCTCTGGCAGTATCAAGTTCTTCAGAAATATCCTTCAATATACTCTTTATGCCAGAGTTTATATCAAGGAATATCTGTACAATGTCAGGTTCTTTAGTAACAACTGGTCGCTGAATTATAGGTTCTTCAGCTTTCTTAGCTGTTTCATTTTCCTTTTCCATTAACTTCTTAACAAGCTCTTGTTGCTGTTTAATTAACTGATTATTTGTCTTTTGGTTATTTTTAAGAATATATCCAAACATGGCTAACAATACAACCAAGAATACAGCCAGAATTACTGTAGATGCTCCATAAGTGCTAATAAGTTCTGAATACTGAGCTACATCAGCATTTTGAGCATTCTCTGCAATTGTTGTAGTAACTTCGTCCATCTTTTTTCTAAGCTCCTTTCTGAATATTATCTATTCACTATACTAAATGTAATATTATATCATTTACTAGATTGTTCACAATTAATGAATAGAGAGATGGGATTTATAATAGCCCATCTCTCTTTATAATGTATATCTTAGCAAAATTAGTAATCATAATTATATCATGGTACCTCAGAAAAGGTATGATTATAATATATTGTTTGCTATAAATTAAGTTTCAGTATTTCCGTCATAACCATCAGGAATTGTTGTTAAATCGTCACTAGCATAAATCAATGTATCATCATCAGAAACTTCAGAATCGGATGTAGATGTATTAATAGGATTCTTACTAGTATTTGTAACTTCATAATATTTATTTATAATAGAATTAATTACAACATCTTTCTTAACAAAATCAGGTTCATTCATCTTTGATTCATCTAATTCAGTTATAGGACCTTGACCAGTATTATACTCATAGAATAACTTGTTGAGATTCTCATCAGATAAATCATTTAAAATATCATCTAATAATGTACGTTTAGCATAAGATTCCAATTTAGTTAAGTCTATGGAATTAACTAATAATGTATTCTTATATACATTTTTTTGATTCTTTAAAATAAATTGATTTTCATAAATGGTTTTATCATTATGACTTAAACCATCATTAATATAAAGTTGTTCAATAATATCCTGTGTATCAAGATGATTTAATACTTCTAGTCTTACAGCATTCATAGTATTATCTTCAACGTCTGAAGATCTAGCATAATCTGAACTTATACTCAATATAGTGTCAGAAATATCTTCTAGTTCTTCAAGTCTTACTTTCTTACCATTTAAGAATACAAATAAAGAATGCTTACTAGATATTGCATATAATGGAGAACGTAGTTTAATATAGTTTGCATTTACTACTTTATTATTATACTTATTCTCCATTGTATCACCCATATTACGATATTCTGTAGCATTATTAGATGCTACTCTTATATCACCATTCTTTAAGTATCTCTCTTTATTAGCCATATCATAATAATCTACTTCTATGTGTTTTAAGTCGTTAGTAACATAGAAAATATCAATATAATCATCTTTAGTGAGAGATACATTAATTACTATACCTACATCGTTAATAGGATTGTTTATTATAGAATGTAGATAATAATATGTATCAGGTAATAATAATCCATTCTTAAATACTAATACATGATTACTATTCAAGCAGAACTTAAAATCATCATCAGAAGTCTTATAAGTATATGATTTGCCAACACTTTCATCTTCAACATAATTATCCACATTAAGTAAGAATATAGTACCTGCTGGAGTATCTTCTGTAATATCAATACGTTTATATCTAAACTGACGCTTAGATGATAGATATAATGTATATGGTGTAGTGATTTCTCTATCTGTAGTATAACCACCATCATCAAATTCAGAAGAGTTTTCGTCATCACCAGTATTAATACCAGTGCCTATAGTAATATTATCAAATATTGTTCCATAAAAAGCATAATCACCGAGTCTTTCTACGCTGTCTCCAATAATTAGATTATTACCCATAGACATACAATCCTTAAAAGCATTATTATTGATTGTCTTAATAGAAGCTGGGAATTCTGTTGTATCATCTGGAGTAAACGTGCCATCATTATATGCTATTCCGACACTATTTAAACCACCACCAGAACAGAATTGTTCAGGAATATAATCTATTGTAGTACCTTCTCTGAAATATATATGGTTTAATGAACCACAATTATAGAATGCACCTACACCAATATATGTGACAGATGAAGGAATAACAATACTATTCATTGCAGTGCAGTTTTCAAAAGCATACTTTCCGATGTACTGTAATGTATCAGGTAAGATAAGTTCGAACTTACTTACTTGAAGATTTGATAATGCATAATCTTCTACTCTTGTTATTTCTTTCAATTCAATAATAGAAATACTATTTACACAACTAGCAAGGTTTTTGATAAATGTCTGATCAATGCTAGAGTTTTGTGCATCACCATATATAGTAATTTGTGAATCTTCTCTTTTAATTGTAGTGCTATTAAATGTAGTTAGACCACAATAAATATTCTGCATTTATCATCCCTCCTTAAACACCTGCTGTTGTGCCGTCTTGAGCTTCACCTTCACCAACTGTAGCTATTCCATCAGTACACTTTATTCCCTTAGGTTGTAAGTTAATAACACTTCTTACCCATGGTTTTGTCTTAGATATAGCTTCCCATTGTTCTACAGTTCCATTAAAGGTTATACGGTTAACATTCTTTGTAGCTAATGCTAATAATCCGATACCTAAATTAGAATTACCACCAGTACCAGGTGTAACGATAGTTGTTTCATTATCTTCAGAACCAGTATTCTCAGGAACTTTACCGTCAAATAAGAGAATATATTCTCCCCCACCTTGTTTTGTAACACGGTGTAGTCCGTTTAACTTATTATCGTCAGTAAGTTGATGAATAAAGCGTCTCTCAATACCATTATTATTTTTAGTTTCTACTTTCGTTCTATATGATTTCATACTAAAATCAAGTTCATATGTAGTATTAGTTGTATCTGTTACAGTATATTTATCATCCTCATCTTTAGGCATTTCATTTACTAGTAACTGTACATTCTCAGCATCTATAATACTTGTATTACATGGAATAGCACAATCAAATTCAGTTGTACCAGTAACTAAAGTATACAAACCTTTGTCCATTAAATCACCATTCATGTCTAATCTAATACTATTGGCAGAATTAGAATAGTATCCGTCTGGTAATTTTAATTTGATATCATCATCGGTTTCACATATCTTTTTCATGATAGTATTATTTGCATTTAAGAAAAATACAAATTCAAACTCATCATCATCTTTTATTTCTACGTTATAGAAATCAACAGAGAACGAGATATCATCATATTCAATAGTATTATATTTATCATATAACTTTCTATTCTTAAATATCATTACATAATTATCTTGTTGACTTATATTCCAACGAGACATCTGTAATCTAGAATTGTCTATGATTTTATCAACCTGTACTGTTACAACAAGTTCATTACCTTTATAATATTCAAGAAGCTCTGTTTCTCTATTAAACTTATAAGAATCAAATTCCTGAGTAAAGTTTTTATCTACATCAGTAAAAGAAGTATTTGTTTTCTTTATAGTATAATTCTCTTGGCTGTTGTGTTTCATATCAACATTGATAAATGAATTTTCTTTACTATCTCCTTTTGTTGTATAAGTAACACTAGTTACAGGAACTGGATTTATATATTTAGCCAATTGAGGCGTAGCTACAGTAATCGAGATATTATCAAATACTATCTTCTGATTCTTATTTTTAATAAATGTAATTATCTTATATCCACCAAGACTAGAACTCTTTACACATTGAGTCCTGCTCATATGATCCTTTAATTCTGATCCTTTTTTGGAAAAAGAAACAACACTACGCTTTATAGACTGTTCTAGTTTATCAGCATCATATCCTATAACGTAATTAGTTCCTTCTTCAAGGTTTTGTTCATATGTCTTATTAAAGTCATAAGTAAAGTCAAATACCTCATCAAGTAAATGCATACTATCCAAAGTATATTCATCTTTATCCAGACTCCAGTAGAACATTTCAGGAAGATTACGTCTTAATCCCCATTCAGATACAACTTTATGAACTGATGTATTATCATCTCCATCACGATATCCATAATTGTAATAGAATCTAGGATCTAATCTATAATCATATGATGAAGTTGGTGGTTCAGATTCTAATGTAACAAGACAATTTTCTCTCTTACCATTTATTGTTTGAGGAATAATATAATCAGCAGACCAGTTCATTTTTTCAATAGAACTATATACATTCTGTGGGTCTAACTTAAATATATTCTTAGCTAATGCATTTAAATCAATAGCTGTAGTTCTAAATGTAATATTATTGTCTTCTACGACTGGATACTTATCCATATTAATAACGCCGCTATTATCAAAATAATAGATAAATTCATCAACAGGAGTTGCACCTTCTTCCATATTATTAAGATATGACAGTTCAAATCTCAGTTTCAATATATCATACTTAACATCTGTGTATTCTTGTTCCATTCCAAATTCACTATAGATAGATAAATATGGAATAATCTTTCCCTTAGAATCTCCCTCATACATATAGAAAGAATCACTAGGAGTTTTGCTGTCTGTTCTAGATTCATTATCAATAGGAACCAGAATATCTACTAACGAAGCACTTGTAGATTCTGCAATATTTTCAAAGTATTCTTTAATATCATCTCTTACAGTTACTTTATCGTCTTCATAGATATCTTTCTCTTTTACCATCTTTAAGAACATACTATCTTCATCACTAGGAATAGCAATAAATCCACCATTCATATAATTTAATATACTACCCTTATCGACAGTATTAGTAGTTGTATTTAATACAGCAATGAACTGTCTTGTTATTATGTCTTCATCGCTATAGATGGTGATATTAAATGTAGTATCATCAACCTTTTCAATATCAGTTAATACAATCTGATTGGTATTAGCATTATAAACTGCTGTAACAGTAGTATCTAAATCAACACCAGTCATAGTCCATACACATTTACCATTAGAAGATTTTAAATCAGGGTTATATCTAATAACATCAGCATAGTATAATGTAGCTCTATATGAACCAGCAGCTATATTATTTCCATCTTTACTCATAGTAATAATGATTTGACTATTATCATCTTTAAAGTTGATATCAGCTAATACAGTATCACCATCAGATAATCTGGTAATCTTAACAGCTGGACGTTGATTATTACCACCGATAGGAATAACCCATACACATTTACCTTCACTATTTGCAGTAAGCTCTGTGTTTATTATTGTCTTAAATCTACTTGAATCTGTTCTTAATCCAGCTACATTAATATTTCTGAAATCATCAAATGAAGTATATGCATTATGATAAACAGAAGTATTGATAGCATTATATAGTAAGAAACACTCATAAGGAGTTACATAATGATATTTATAACCATACATCTTACCATCAGTAGTGATATATGTACCAATATCTTTCTTTGCTAGAATATAGATTTCGTTTAGATATGTTTCTATATTAGCAGTAACATCCTGTCTATATCTTTCATATTCTTCAAATAGATAATCGTGATTCTTTATTCTTAGAATATTATCTTGATCATATAATACCTTAGTATTATAGAATACTTTAAATACTCTTTTTCTATTGAATAGACGTTTGAATCTGATATCCATTATATTAAATGGATGCCAAGTTACTGTAAAGTCATCATTCTTAAATGTTCCTTTATAGTTTACATCATTTTCATAATATCTATCAAGTTCAAATCCTAAGAAGTTAAACTGTTTAAGTTTACATCTATAATCATTTCCACAGAAATCTTTAAATGTCTTAGTATACTCAATACCAATATCTTTTAAATCAGAATCAAGAGAAAACTCAGCATATTTAATATTAGGATCTAAGCACATGATTCTATCAAATGTATCAGATATAGACACTTTACGAAAATTAACATTTGTTGTTAATGAACTAAATCTAACACCACCATATTTATCAATAATAAATATTATATCGTTATCTTTATTGATTTCTTCTCCAGCTGTATACTTGTAGTATATCAAGCTGTTATCAGATGAGCTTATTTTACCAGATGCATATGCTACTTTAAATGGAATATGTACATAATCCAAGTAAATATCTTTATCATCATCTAATAGATTTGATGTAGCTTCTAGTAGTTTAGATATGATAATAAATGTATCTATATTATCTACAGAAATTATTATCTTAGTCCATGGTATAATAATACCATTTAAGAACATTACAGAAGCTTCAAGCCATCCAATATTATAAAGATTGTATACTGTACTAGGAATCAGTGTATCTATATCTTGACCAGATTGAAATACGAGATCAAAATCAGACTTAGAACTTAAAGTCTTTTCTTCACCATCAGAATCTAATACAGTATATGTCTCACCACTATTAATGATATTACTATAAATATCATTAATAATACTGTCTATGTTAATATTAATTGCATCGACTGTCCTAGTAAGTGGATAATAGTTTTTATTATAGTATTCAAAGAAAGTACGAAGAAGAACATTTCTAAATGATACTTTATTATCCTCGTCTTCCTTCAATGTCATAAGATGAATAGTTCTATCATATATTAATCTACGATGTCTATCATCTATAAATTTAACCTTATTAGTTCTAAACACAAATTCTTTTGAATCTTCTCCTATAGGAGATAGATGATCTTGGAAAAAATAAGTGAAAGATTTTTGTTTCTCTTTAATTACTTCTCCATCATCAGTTTCAGTGGTTTGGAACTCATATGGTTGAAACGACATTCCAGGAATCTCTACAGGAACCAAGCAAGATTCTAGAGCTTCATAAGTACTCTCTGTTCTTTTTCTAAGTTCCTCAATCTTGTTTCTGTAATCATCATAATAAGCGGTATCTATATCACTTACAGGCTCATCATAATTATACATATACTGAGTATCTATAGGATAATTATCATTATAGTATATTCCATCTTCGCTTTTTTCATTGAAGCCATATTTAGTATTAGTCTCATTAATAGGATTAGACACAATTTTACCTTGTACGTCCTCAATGTATTTACTCATACTAATGTACCACCTTTAGCAATAACGTTCTTTGTGTAGCTTACAAGAGTATTTCCGACCACTTTTTCAATAGTCTTCTGATTATTCAAATAAGCACCACAATAAGCATCAGTTAACATAGCTGACAATGCTGGATAATATTCAAGTGCAAATACAGTATTAGCACCATATAGATACATCCACTTATCAATTACATTATCAACTTTAAGATTTGGAGCTTTTATCATTTCAGCAATTTTAGCAACAAAAGATTTAATATCAGAGAAGTCTCCTTCATCACACTGGTTCATAATCATATCCTGTTCTCTCTCAGAAAGGTTAGTAATCTTACCAGCTATATGCTGATAGTTTGTATTAAATTCCTTCTGGATAATATTCTCTGTGAAATACATACAAGCTAAGAATTGACACTTAGACTTTGTAGAAGGAATAACTGAAATCTTTGTAAGATAATCAATTACATGTGTAAATAGATTAGCAAAGCATTCCATAGAATCATTAATAAGCTGAGTAGAAAGAATCTGATTTTCAGCCTTATGATAAATCATGGATACCATAGCATTAACAATATGAGAAACTAAAATATCAATACTACGACATCTATAATTACCGTCCTTATCTAATACAATAAGACCAGTACAGTCAATAAAGATTTTGTAATTTGTATCAGATTTAAATTTAGGATCCCTAGCACACATTACTCTAAATTGAGTATTGAGAGGTAAAGAATCGGAAGTACAAAGAATTACATTATCAGAATTAAGAACCTTTAGCAGACAGTTATCAAGCTGTCTCTTTTTAAACTCATATCTGATATCATCAAACTTAGGCGACTTCTTATCAATACGTGTTGAATTAATTAGAAATCTAAAAATGTTTTCCTCATACGGAAACTTAGTATAGATAAATGTGTTATTATACGTTTTTGACATTATTATATCCTCCTTTACATTAGTCATTTATATTAAAGTTCAAGTTATAAGACAAAAAAGAACACCCCTATCAACCACAGGGTGTTCTCTCTTTTACTTAGACCATCTGGCATCGTCCATCATGGACAATCCCAGAGCCTTTTTGAAAGTGGTGACACCATAATAGTCATCACTTTCTTCTTCTTCGAGGATTACATCGAATTCATAATCCTCGAATTCAAGAATTACGAATTTATGTCTCATGATATATTCAAACATATCATGAGACAATCCTTTATTAAAATAGTGGTACTTCTGATAAGTACCACTTTTACAACTCCTGCAGGAGATTGAAAATGATCTCCCTGCAGGAGCTTTATACTCCCCGATAATCTCATTGGAGCTGAACGACTTATAATCGTATTCTCCATCAGTGTTAATTGGACAGTGCACATAAATCTTCATATTAAAGACTCCTTTATAAATAATTTCTGGAATACCACCAGTATGGATAAGCATCATATAACAGCTCGCCTAATCACAATAATAATATATAAATAAAACAAAATAAAATTACAGACTGGAATTACCCAGTCTGTATTAATATTATGTAGACCAATCATGCTTTTTAAAGTTTGGCATTTTACCAAGCATCTTATATACACATTTGTCTCGTAACGTAATATATTGCTGTCTTGTAAGACCATATTTACTTCTAAATAAATCAGTTCCTAAAGTTAACCATTCCTGATAAAGTTCATAAGCTTCTTCTTTAGTATCAGGAAATTTTATAGTATGCTTAATCTCACTAGCAAGTTCTGTGTATGAAACTTGTCTTACATCTGCAAATAAATCCTCACACGGATTAAACATATTATTTATTATCTTGTGTTGAGTATCTGGATTTGTACTCTTAGGAACTTGAACAACTTGATTGAACACTTGTGCTTTAGGGTATCTGTCTTTAAATACTTTAACAAGTGTATCAATAGAAGTTGTATCAGCAACATTTTGTAATGCATGCATAGCAACCGCAGCATCTACAATCTCTTGAGAAGCATGTCCTAATTTAATTTTAAGCTGATACGTATTGATTGTGAATACCTGAGACACATCAATATAACTTGGGTTTGGACTTTTATTAATTCCAGGGACCCTAATAACTCTGCCAGATGAAATAGCGTTTGAATCATCTGAACCGGCTTTAGTTGAAAATGGTAAAACTTTAACTATATTTCTATTATAGTTATCATTAGAAATTATGATTACAGGTCTAGTAGGCTTTCCTAAAATATGATCATCTTTATCAAGTTCTTCGAGAGGTTTAAATAAATCATCACATATAAATATATCTCCTCTATGAGCATAAATCCTGTCATCATCTATTCCTGTATCAAATGATAGATAAGAAATATCCACTAAAAACACCTCCTATTTTATATTTATATAATGGTTGAAGAGATTGTATATATGAAAAAACAAAGCGGATGTAGAGTCCGCTTTGTATTTGATTACTTGTTAGAGTTGAAAGCCATTTCGATAGCTTCCTTTCTCTTCTTGGAATTTGTAGTGATGGCTTTGCCTCTATTTTTTATCTGATCTGAAGAAACTCTACGCTTTGCATATTTCTTCTTCTCAGGAAGATAGCCATACTTTCTGCAGAACTCAATAGCTTTGTTAGCATAATGTACACTATTGAGTTTATCAGCCAATGTAGCATGAGTCATGCCATTTTTAATTACATCAGCCAATGCCTTGAATACAAGCTTGCTAGGGAGAGAATGTCCCTGGCAAACATCCACGATATGTGATTTGTATTCTGCCCATGAATATCCGTTTGCGTTGTCACTAACACAAGCACCGTCAGTGATAACGATTTCAGAAGTCTTCATTTCAATAGCAGGAGTACTACTAATTCCAAGTTTGCTTCTGAGATACTCTGCCTCATCGTTAGAAAGTCCACTAAGCATACTGTCTATACGATTACGCATTTCTGAAGCAGCCTTTTCTCTCTTTGCAGATTCCATAAATGAGTTGAGTTTACGGATATCTGTTTCAACGTTGGATTTAATATCAACGATTGATTTCTTAAGTCCAATATCAAGAGATTCTTCTTTCTCAGATATCGCCTCAAGCTCAGTAAGCTTAGTTTTAAGAGACTCTATCTTATCTCTAAGATCACTGATAGAATCGATTGTCACTTTATGAGAATCAATAAGCTGTTTCTCATTTTCCTGCAATGACTGCAGATAATTGCAGTTGGAATCAGCTCTTTTCATAAAGTCAAGAACTTCATCCGGTGGAATTATCAGATTGTCAAGCATTTCATTATGAATATTGATAATCTGCTCTGACACAAATTTCTCATTCATAAACGCTTCAAGGATTCTGTCTTCATCAGACATTGTATCAGGCTCAGCAACCTCAGTTGAGATTTCTTCATATTCAGCCTCTATTACTTCAGATACTTCCTGATCGACCTCGGTTGTGACTTCTTCTTCGTCAGACAGCATCATCTTAACTGCATCGATAGACTCGAAGTCATTTTCATTGAAGTCAGCATTAGATATTCCATTCTCTGACCATGCAGATGAATTTATGAATGCTGTTACGGCACTCTTTGTATCGGACTTGGAAAGATTACATATGTAACAGTAATCTTTAAACAGATTCTGAGTGCTGATTTCATATATATCATCACTGTTAATGGTTCCGATTTTACCATTAACATGGACTTTGATAACATGATTTGATTTAGTCTTCATTTTTCGTGTTCCATATACACGTAATGGAGCTACGAAGGTAAAGACTGTGTCTTCAGGATGAACAGAGTATTTAGCTCCAACAACATCCTTTACTATCATGACTACATAGAAATCGTTCCTTCCCTGTTTAACAACAAAGGTCATTAAACTTCTATCGGATGTAAGGAAGTTATTAAATATCCTTTTCATAATCTCCGTGCTGCTGTTGTCTGACATATTATTTTTACGTACTTTCATTTTTGTTTCCTCCTTAAATTTTGAAACATGGCTTATTTCGTATGACGCTCGGTTTATTGTCATGAACTGGACTTTAAGTAGCTGTTCAAAGGATAGTCTAATTCTATCTCTACTTATTACATAGATAATATATAATGTAACTTAAGTTTGACATATATAAAAACTTTCATATAATTTAAGTTTGGAGGAGATTATATGTACTCAGATAGAACACTTGTTGAAATTCATACAGCAGATATACATTTTGGAGCCATGGATCCTAAAATACAATATGATATACTTATGGAGCAAATGATTAATAAACTTCGTATGATTCATTTCGATGCATTCTTTATTAATGGTGATTTGTTTCATCATAAGTTTATGTCTAATTCTGATGTAATTATGTATGCTTTATTATTTGTGGATGAGATTGTTAAGCTATGTATTCAAAATAATGCTACTCTTGTATTATTACATGGAACATTCTCACACGATGCTGATCAATTAAAGCTATTCTATAGATATATAAATTCTGGTGTCGATATCCGTATCGTAGAAAATATGCAATTTCAAGATATTAAAGGAACCACGGTTCTTTGTATTCCAGAAGAGTATGGTAAAGGAAGAGAATACTATGAACAAGCTCTTTATTATACTCAAGAATATGATATGGCTGTGCTTCATGGTAATATTAAAGGAGCTATATATGGACTTGATAAAGCTGATTTAGATACAGTTAAGAATCCAGTATTTGATATAAATAGCTTCGCTAGATGTAATGGTCCTATATTATGTGGTCATGTTCACGTTCAAGGATGTTATCAGAATCATATATATTATTCTGGAAGTCCATTAAGATGGAAGTTTGGAGAAGAACAAGAAAAGGGATTTCTTGTTTGTCTTTATGATAAGTATACTCATCAGTATACTGTAGATTTCCAACCTATCAAATCATTCAGATACGATACAATAAACCTTGACAATATGATTGATATGGATCCTAAGACAATTATAACTCATATATGTAATCTTAAGATGAATGGAATAGATTTCTTAAAAGTAAGATTCAAGAATGCTACAACGTCTACAGATGCAGTTAAACAATACTTTAGCACAATTCAAGATATAAAAATAGATGTACAAGATTCTGGATTTATGGAAACTGTAAGAGAGAATCAAAAGAACAATGACCAATTTGCTCAATATGATTATCTTCTTGATAATAACCTGTCTGAATATGAAATCTTCACTCGTTTTGTTAATCAAAGTAAAGGAGAAGAGTTTATAACTACAGATGAATTGATGAGGATATTGTCAGAAGCAATATAGTAATTATTTGTATATAATATCAGTGATAGGATAGAGTAAAACTCTTATAAAGATTCAACGTCCTATCGGAGGTATATTATGTTTATATTTAAAGATAACAAAATTAAGAAAGAACATGTGCTTGATGGAATAACGAGATACAAGATAACTAATCAAGTTACAGACTCATGGTTGAGCTTTGATGTCATTGACATGGAAGCTGAATTAACTGACGAGATGAGAAACTATCTCGGAATCATCGAAGGAGATATTTATTACTTATGCTACAAAGCAGTTAAAAAGTTTGCAGTCATACGAGGATGGAATGAACCTGGAATTCCTTATTCAACGATGTATCAATACGTCAATGAAATAATTGAACTGTTTGATGGATTGAGTGGATTTGATAAAATCCCAGTTTTTCTCGTAATAGATAGGGATAATCCAGATATCGATGATGTAATCGGAGATGCTGCCAGCAAAGGATTTATGACAGCAGACCATTTAGTTGATTTTGAGAATAATTTCTGTATGGTTAATACTGATATTAACACATACAAATTTCTCAATAGAAACTATTACTACAGAAATAATGTATAAAATACACCAATTCGTTAATCCTTTCAATATATTTTGGGGCTGTTTGTTCAGCCCCATTATTTTTTATTATATTCGTACGTATTATGTAAGCTGATGAACGTTATTTATTATTAATCTACCACATACCAAACAATCATGTAAAGAGAAAAACCTAGCATTGGAGGTTATATGAAATGGCAGTACGTATTGCTCAGAGATATGAGAAGAATGAAAAGAATTCTAAAAAATACAATAGTAAACGAGAATTGAATCAGAAATTATCATATATTATTCTTGATATGATTTGTTCGTACTTAGTTTCTACTAATAGAAATATAAAGATCAAAGGTTATAAAAACATAAAGGAACTTTTTGATATTATAAATATCAATGACTATAAAAGTGATGCTGACATCGAAAGATTGGATTTTATAAGATTCGCATTGGATGCCAGAATTATATATGGAATTACAGATTCTAAGAAGGTATGGGATTATATTATTCAAAAGGATACGACGCATACTGGAGAATATAATATAAATTTTCAAGAGATGTCTAATAAAGATGTAGAGTATGTAAACACAATGGTATCCAGTTTGTTGGATACTGCTACATTTTCATCTTAGATAGATAAATTTGCAGAAATTAAGACAGCATTTGATAATGCTTCTGCATATGAGAAGTCTGCTATCGTTGATAGTTGGAAAGAATATATTCATGATTGTAATAATCATATAAGAAATAATACTGTTAATGATTCTGAACAGGAGTTCGTATGTCTCAGAGATGGTATATTTGAAGATTATGCAAGAGATACACATTCATATGTATCTAATCCATCTAGTAAGTTATCAACTGGTATGGTAGGTATGAACTATCTTCTTGGTAATGGATTTGAAAATGGTCGTGTATATGGTTTCTTTGGACTTCAGGGTGAGGGTAAGTCATTAACTCTTCTTAATCTTGCATATCAGATTAAGCTTTATAATAAGAAGTTTAAGACAAAAGACCCTACAAAACAACCTGCTGTAGTTTATCTTACACTTGAGAATACTAAGAGAGAATCATTCACAAGATTATTCTCAATGGTGACTGGTCATAGAATGAATGAAGTTGGTATTGATGAAGGAATTCAAATGATGAGAGATAAAGGACTTATTGTTAATGATGAGAACCCTATAGACCTTATTATAAAATACGAACCAAGTAACTCTATTGATACAGGTTATCTATATGATTTGTCAGATACTCTTGAAGAAAATGGATATGAAGTTATCTGTTATATTATAGACTATATTAATGTAATTAGATCTATTGATAGTTTTAGAGCATCTGATGAAAGACTTAGATTAGGTTCTATTATCAATGAGATGAAATCAATTGCATCTGATATGGATATTCCGATTATCACAGCAGGTCAGTTGAATAGAGAAGCTAATAAGAAAGTCGATGAAGCTAGAGATAAAGGTAAACTTAATCTTCTTCCTTGTATTGACAGAAGTAATTTGGGTGAATCAATGCTTATTCTTAATAATTTGGATGGTGCATTTGTTATAGCTCCTTCATATATTAATAGACTTGGAGAAAAGTATCTATCTATCAAACTTATAAAGCATAGATTCGAACCATATACAAAACCATTAAATTATTCATTAGGTATCTATCATCCTTATGATAATATTGATAGTATCAATCTTACTTGTGATGTAGGACTTAAAGAGCCATTGTACAAGTTAGATTTGAGTAATAAGAATGTAGAAGAATGTGAAGTAGACAATTCTGTTGATCTTCCAAACAATGATGACCGCAAACCAATTTTGGAAGATAATACAGAGGTTCCGCAAGTGCAGAACCCCGTAGTATTAAATTCTGATGGAACAAAGCCAATATATGATGTATATTGGAGAACAAATCCAAAACTCATAAACGGTTTAACGAACATGAATGCTATGTCACCCGAAAAACGTTTAAGAGCATTAAAAGGAAAAGAGATGGGAAATATTATGTGTACAAATATCAATTCACTTAATTGCATTTCAAGATACTCTGATGAGTATACAAGAATTTACGACCCAACGGGAAGTAAAGAGGAAAGACTTGTTCACGATTATAATATTAAATATGGTGATCAGTTTACCGAAAAGGATTTTGGAATGTTGTACTCACACTTTATGATGTTAAAGAATGGTGAGATTCCAGATACTGATAGATTTGTGGAACCTACAAAAACCTATGTGCCTGAACAAGATTGTTCATCAAATGGATTGTTTGTACGAGTTCCAGAAATTGATCATACAGCATATATGGCATATTTGAAGAAAGCTTTTGCTTAATAACTAGCAAGAGCTGCTTCATTATATGATTTGATAAATGCTTTCTCAGCAGAGTTAATCTTGCTTAAAGCATCAGAAAGCTCTGTATTCTTTATGAGTTTTATTTCTCTTAGGTCAAAATCTTTTACAGACCACATGTCGTTAAGCCATAAAATTATAAAGTATAATTCTGTATTGCCATATAGGTAATCAGCTAATAGCTTTGGTTTAAACCTATATGTATAATACTCATTCTCTGATAAAACAACTGTACTAGACATAGCTTTAAGTTCGTTTATATAATCAGACACTACGTTAAACACATCGTATTCTATATTATTATCAGGATCTTTTTCTAAAAGACTCATAGAATAATAGGATATATCATTAGATGATTTACTGTCAGCGAATTGGTCTAATGTAAACGTTGTATTAGTCTTCGTACTCATCGTAACACCTCCCTATGATTTGACAGTTATTTAAGTTTCCTCCAACAAAAGCAACAAGGAATTTAGTTCCTTTCGGTATATATTTACTAGGATAGTCCATCATAAGATATTTAGGCAGATATAGGTCTATCGTTATTTCACTAGTCATAGTATATGTAGATAACCAGCTTAGATCTTTGTTATAGATATTAGATTTATCTATATTTATTGTTCTTCCTGATTCTGTCTCTAATGGTACTAATGCTTTAATATAGAAAGGATGTTTGATACCCTGTTCTTCGTATTTATTCACAGTCTCATACAATATAGCCTCATGAACAAAATTATAGTTAGAGTAATCTTTCATATGCAAACCTCCCTCGATTTATATATTATAAAAGTGTTGAGATGAGTAAGCTCTAACGTAAATTCTAATTTAAAGGAGATTTTAAAAATGGACATTGGATATGATGTAAATGAAATCAAAAATATTATGGATCAGATTGAGTATGATTTGATCTGTATGCTTGAAATCGATATAAGCAACGGTATATTCGTAGAGAATGGTATGCCGATTCATATCGATAACAAGTCTATCAATTATCCTAAAATTAATATGAATGGAGTACCGGATAGATACTCTATTAACTACGAGCCGTTTTCAAATAGAAAAATTGCTTATTATCTGTTTAACCGTTATGCTGTTATTAGACAGATAGAGAACCCCTATTTCGAGATAGTGTCGTTCTTCATTTCAAAGTACTTAAATAATCAAGATTATTTGTACGCTATGTGCAGAACGAATGCAGGGGATTTTATATCCCAACCATTTACAAACGAATCTGTTTGTTGGATTAATCTTATCTATAATATGGAGAATATGAATACTATCGATCCTAGTGTATTTAGAAATATTGATACACAGATTAATATAGAACGATTGATTCAGCAAAAGGAGAAAGAAGAGGCTAAGAAAAATGGAAAACGTATCTCTAAATAATTCACAACAGCAGGTATTTAATGACGCCATCACATGGTGGCGTCGTGGTACCGAACAAACTTTTGAGATTTCCGGTCCTCCTGGATCTGGTAAATCTTTTTTAATTGATAAGATAGTACGTGCATTAAATATCAGTCCTACAAGAATAGCTCCGATGGCTTATACAGGCTCCGCTGCTATTAATATGAGAACAAAAGGAATGCTTACTGCTCGCACTATTTTTTCTTGGTTATATGACTTTAAAGAAGTACCATTGCTTAATGAGAAAGGTGAGCAAGTATACGATAAAGTATTCAATAAACCTAAGTATAGAATGATATTTATTCCTAAAACATATCTTCCTGATATAGATCTTATAATAGTAGATGAAGCAGGTATGGTTCCTCAACAAATGCGTGAGGTTATAGATAGTATGGGAATACCTGTTATAGCAGCAGGTGATATAGACCAGTTACCACCGGTTGCAGGAAAATCAGGTTATCTTAATAATCCTGCTAAAGTTCATAAGCTTACAGAGATAATGAGACAAGCAGGAGATAATACAATAATTCAATTCTCTCAGATGCTTATTAAGGGAGTTCCTATACCTCATGGAAGCTTTAAGAATGTTTCAGTAATATATGAGGATGAATTAACTGATAATATGATAGCCAACTCTGATATAGTTATCTGTGGTAAAAATGCTACAAGAGACACTATAAATAATCATGTTAGAAGAGACATGTTTGGATTTAAGAATGCTACTCCAAATTTAGGAGAACGTGTCGTTTGTAGAAAGAATAATTGGAATGTAGAATCTGGTGGTATTAATCTTACTAATGGTCTTGTAGGAAGTTGTGTATCAATAATTGATCCTACTTCTTTTAATACAGAAGACAAGACTTTTAAGATGTGTTTCAAACCAGACATAACAGATTCTTTTTTCCAAGATATTGATGTAGATTACTATTATATGGTATCGGAGAAGAAAGTAAGAGATGCAATACTAGAAACACATAATTCTAAAGGCAATAAGTTTGAATACGGATATGCTATTACAACACATATGAGTCAAGGTTCTGAGTTTAATAAAGGTATATACTTTGAAGAATTCCTGAATCGTAATATAAATCGTAACTTACACTACGTTGGAATTACAAGATTTAGACAGCATTGTATATACGTTAAGAAAAGACCTAAGAAATATTGGTAAAAGAGTGATTAGGTATATATTATTATGATGATTACAAACGAGTAATCAGAATAAAATAATTTATAGGAGGTAATTCTATGTCAGAATTATTCACACAGGTCGCAGATAACTTGACCGAAGAACAGAAAATGAACATCATTAAAAACAAAGGTGTTCTCAAGTCCGGAGAAAAGCATCCGGAAGAAAAAACTTATTGTGTAATCTTCAGAAGCTACTTAAGAATTCTTTTAAGTCAGCTTGCTGAAGATGATGTAGAAATCTCTGGTGAAGCTATAATTGTATCAGGAAGATATAATTGCTTTGCCAGAATCAAAGAATATCTTAATGAAGATGCAGAACTTGCAGTTGACATTAGAAATTCATTAGTTATGGTTGAAGGGGTTGATGCATCGAGTGCAGTATCCCTTTATAGATTCATCGTATTATGCAATAAAGCATATCCTGATGAAGCAATTGATGAAAGTATTCTTAATCAGTATCTTAAAGGATTCAATGATGAAGAAGAAATTAAAAGTAATGTAACTACTACAGGCAACGGAAATTATTGTGGTACATTACTCAGAGAGGAGATAGACTAAAATGGCAGGAAACAATCAATTCAAAGAGAGAAAGTCATGGATCTCAACCCAGAGACAATCTCTCGGTCCAGATTGGACAGCAAGAATTCATCCAGATGTCTTGAATAAGGATATCGAAAGGGTTGTAAAAGACCTTTACTTTGGTAATATCGGTGCTACTGATATCCAGACAAACGCAGATTTTAGAGACCTTTGTAGTTATTCAATTGTAACAGCTTTGTACAATTACTATGGTACTAAAATCACAAATATCTTGCCACTGTATACTATTGTACAACAGTGGAAAGAACAGAGACTGAATTCTGTAAATTCAATTGCAGAACAGTATCGTCAGACTGAAATTGCAAAGATTCAGGAAGAGCTTAATAATATTCCTGCGATGCATTTCATTGATGAAACTTATGCTTATTATTATAATGCATATAGTCTCTTGACAGGATTTATAAACTCTAACTTCAGTGATTTCACATTTATGGATAATCTCTGTAGATTAGTGTATAAATCCAACAATAGATGGGGTAACCCTAATAGCAGATTTATCTAAATCATAAATAACTCAACTTTCTTATAAATTAAAAAGGAGGTTGATTTTATGACAAAAGATACTGTTATAAAAATTAGAAAGGAACTCCATAACCTTCCAGGAAAAGAACGTGGTGTATCACTTCCTTTGAGGGTTATGGGTCCTACAACTAATTATAGTTGGAGCGAAGCTGATTGTTGCTTCTTATGGGATGATGGTAATGAGGTTTTGTACATCGTAATGCCGAATACAGTGCATACTCAAACACTAGATTCAAGATTATATCCTATGAGTATTATAACAATCGCATATGAAGATATAACGTTTATTGGCTGTGCAGTTGATAGATATTGCCTTGATGAATTCTTCAAGGATAAGGTATCTAAGGGACTGACTAATGAAGAAACAAGAAAACGTTATTTCAAAGACATGACTGACCTATTTGATGATAGAACTTATTTCATGGGTCAGCCTAGTCCTACAACAGACAAACGTGGTATTACCGCCGATGACGAAATCGTTGATGAAAATGCCACTAAGTTTTTATAATCATTTACAACTACTATAACAAAAAAGTAAATGGTTGTATATCATTAAGATGATTAGAGAGTAAAATCTCTATCGAATAAATAAATTTTAAAGAGGAGGAAAATGTATGTTTAATACTATTTTTCAGCAGCAGGGAAATCCTGCAAACAATTCTTTCATGGGAGGAACAACAGGAATGTTCCCACAGAATAATGGAGTTTCATATAACAATGTAGCTCCAGCAAAAACTTCCACATCTACACCAGAAGAAATGGCAATCATCAAGTCACAGAAAAAGAACGATTTCTGTGTATCAGATGAAGAATTAGCCAAGTTCGGATGGGATCTTCGTGAGGGTCAGAACCTCGCAATCGAGATTGTAGATCCTACAACGGAGCGTGTAAGAATAAAATATACCGGTGAAGAATTTAACATTATCGTTCAGCCGGTAGAAGTTCTGAATGCATATCTTGATGGCACAGACAATTTTGTTAAGACCTGTGCTGTCATGGACACCACAGATCCTGGCGATGTGTTAAAGCAGCTGCTTCAGGCATGGGGTATCGTAAAGAAGCTCTTACCTGTTGCATATGCAAACGGACAGAAAAACTATAGCAATCTCTGCAACCAGATGCAGAATATGATGGCACAGCAGGGATACAATGGCACTTGGGGTAATAACATGTTCAATGGTGCCATTGGTGCTGTACCGAACTATGTCGTAAATGAAAACGGCATGGGAGCTATGTATAACAATGGTATGAACGCTGTTAACCCTCAGATGCAGCAGATGCTTCAGCAGGCTGCAGCTATGGGTGCTCAGCAGGCACAGCAGCAGATGGTTCAGGCTGCTAATAACATGGGTAATGCTTTTGGTACACCTGGTGGTGTATATGGCAACCCTGTTACTCCAATGGGTGGTACTATGATGGGTAATGGAGTTAACACAAATCCGTTTACCCAGGGTGGTGCACCTCAGGCAGCTCCTACAGGTAATACTCCGAACCTTAACAGTATTCCGTTCCCTGGAACTGCTGTTACTCAGGGTACTCCTAACCCTGCTATGGGTGGTGCAGCACCTACTGCTACAACACCTACTAGTGGAACAGTAACAATCTAATGACATAAGAAGTTAAAAGTAAATGTGTACACTCTACTTTTGTAGAGTGTACATTATTTACGAAAAGAGGTATTCAAAAGAATATCTCTTTTTTGCAAATACAAGGAGGTAAAATAACAATGAAGAAAACTAATTCATCTTCTACATTAGAGGATAGAGTTAAAAACTATGGTGATGAAATAAAACAAATCTCAGATTTTGTAGAGCAAGTACGTCAGACACCAGACGTTTATATCGGTAAAGTATATGAAAATGCTGCCTTCTTGACAATGGTTAGAGAAATTTTTCAGAACTCAATTGATGAGATTTTAAAAGGTAATGCATTTTCACCGGATGTATATATCACATATGATGAAAGAACTCATCAAGTAATCGTTAGTGATAACGGAAGAGGTATTCCACACGGTAAGATTGGTATTATATTTGGTACTAGTCATACTTCTTCAAACTATGTTAAAGAACCTTATAAGTATTCTGCTGGTAAGAATGGTTGTGGTGGTTCTACTACTAATGCACTATCAAGTAAATTTACTGTAGATAGTTATGTATTAGGAAAAGCTAAACATGCTGAGTTTATCGAAGGTCATCTTTGGAAGAAAGGTGAAGTAGATATTAAGTGTGGTGATAAACAAGGTACAGTTATTTCATTTATTCCTAATGAAACTGTAATAGGTCCAGTAACATCAACATGGAAAGATGTATATGATTTAATAGCATTGATTGTTCCATCTACACCTATTGGAACTCATGTAGAATTTACTGGTATTGATGCTGGTGGTAAACAGCATATTGAATCTATTGATAATAGGGATGGTATTATTGCTCATCTTATCAATATGACTCAGACACCATTCATCGAACCTATAGTAATCACAAATGATGATGGTACTCGTAAGATGGAAGTAGCATTTACTTATGATACTGGGTCTGACGAGCAAATTATCTCTCTTAATAATACTTGTCCTACCGATGGTGGTAAGCATGTTGATGGTGCTATAGATGGAATTACTAAGTATTTCAGAGACTATATGAATAAGATATATCTTTCTAATTCTAAGTCAAAGACAAAGCTTACTTGTACAAGTAATGATATTCGTCAAGGATTGAAACTTGCAGTAAACACATTCCATCTTACAGCATTATATAATGGACAAGCAAAAGAGATATTATCAAATGATGATATGAAACCATTTGTCTCTCAGACAATTATTGCTGGTTTAACTGAATGGTCTAAAACTCATTCTGCAGAACTTCAAAAACTGTGTAAGTATTTTAAAGAAGTAATAGAATTGAGATGTAAACAAGATAAAGACAAAGTTAAACTGTCTGCGATGTTCGAAGCGTCGTCGTTATCTGGGCTTCCTCAGAAGTATTTGAAGCCAAATAGTCGACACGGAACCGAACTCATAATTGTTGAGGGTGACTCTGCTTTCGGTGCTGCTAGAAACGTTAGGGATCAATCACATCAGGGTATTTTCCCATCGAGAGGTAAGATTCCAAATGTATTCGAGAAGTCAAAAGCGGAAGTTTTAAAGAATGAAGAACTATCAGGTGTTCTTCATATTATGGATGCCGGTTATGGTAAAAGCTTCAATCTTGCTAAATGTAAAGTAGATAAAGTAATTATCATGGCAGATGCAGATCCTGATGGTGCTCATATCAGAACTCTTTGGTTGAGATTCTTTATGATGTATTGTGCTCCATTGGTAGAAGCTGGTAGATTGTATGCAGCATTACCACCATTGTATGCTATTCCACAAGGAAAGGGATATAAATACTTTGGAACTAATCTGGATTTCATTAAGTATGTACAGAAAGAATTCTGTAAGAACTTTGTAATCAAATCTGATAAGGGAACAAAACTTACAACAAGTGAAGTTACAAAGTTGTTATATAATAATAGTGATTATGTAACTGAGATTCAGAAGATATCAGCAAATCATGCAATTGATCCATATCTACTTGAAGATATCTTGGTGAATAGAAAACTTCCGTTTGCTAAGTTTAAAACAACACTTCAAAAGAAATATAGATTCCTTAAGATAGATAAGTCTGCAGATACAATCATTCTTGATGGTATTGCAAATGAGAAATATCATAAAGCATTTATAAATAGTATGCTTATATCAGAATGTGCTGGTGTAATGAAGTATATCGATGCTTCTAAACATGAGTATTATCTAAATGATGTACTAGTATCTCTATATACTATTATGAATACTTTCGAAGAATTCAAACCACCAAAGCTTACCAGATTTAAAGGTCTTGGTGAAATGAATCCTGATATGCTTGGCTTGTCTACGTTAAGACCCGATGGAGATAGAACACTTGTTAGATACGATATCGAATCTATTGATAGAGAACTTGATGAGATGAGATATATCAATTCTAATAAAGATCTTCTTCTCAAGGATTAACATAGGAATTAAACATCGCAACGGGTTGCTTGACAACCCGTTATTTTTTACAACAAGGCTAACTTATATGTAAAGGTTTATGGAATCTGAACAGTCCAATAAATCTAATATTTTTATATTTAAAGGAGTAATATCATGAGTAAGTTCAATAACAAGAGTAACGACGGTTCTAAGACAAAGTTCAACAAGAATAACAGAAAGCCTGTTAAGCCTAAGTACACAAAGATTAAGGTTAGCATTGCAGATTCTGATTTTTATGCATCAGGTCTTGATTCCCTTTATAATCTTCTTTGTTCAATTTCCTTTGATAAGGTTTCAGTTCCTGTATACATGCTAAAGTCAGAACTGTTTGATAACAGTCAGCTTAAGGGTACAGCTGTATTTGGTTCTATTGACAAGTTCAATAACGATAATACTTTTACAGTATCTGTTCAGGAATCTCTTGCTAGCAAGTTCACTGATGGACATGTTATGAGCATTCGTTGTAAGAAGGACTATGAGTCTGGAGAAATTACATATATTTCTTCATTCTGCATTGTTAAGGGTAAGTCAGTTCAGAACAACTATGATGATGTTGAGAAGGCTATGCTTGATAAGGCAGAAGAAGAAACAGAGGCAGCTACTGAAGAAGTCGAAGTTACTGAATAAGATCGATAATCATGTTTACCTCTCTACGGGCTAAGTCTCGTAGAGAGGAAATTTTGATATGTCTATATATTATTATTAAGAATAAGCAGTTATACTAACAGCTTAGTAAAATAAAATTTTGGAGGTATTATTATGCCAGAAAACATAGTGTCTGTAAAGGCATCCGAACAGTACGTGAAAGATTACAAAGAATATGCGTTGTATGTTGAAAGACATAGAACAACACCTGAATTTAGAGATGGATTGAAACCAGTACAGAGAAGAATTCTTTATACTGCTAAATTCATATCTAAGGCTGATGATAGAAATAGGAAATCAGCAGATATTATTGGTAGCACAATGGGTCATTATCATCCTCATGGTGATTCTAGTATCCAAGGTGCATTGTACACATTAGTAAACTGGTATCAGACAAAGGTACCATTGTTTAAAGGGCAGGGAAATTTTGGTAATACTTATCAGAATGTACCTGCAGCAGCAAGATATACTGAAGTTAGACTCAGTAAATTTGCTCAAGAATGTATCATCGATGAGCTGGTATCTTCTAAAGAGATTGTCGATTGGGAACCTAATTACGATAACTCAAGAAAAGAACCAAGTTTTCTACCTTGTAAAGTACCACTTCTTTTAATTAATGGGTGTACAGGTATTAGTGTTGGTGATAAGGTAGATGTACCTAGTCATAACATTAATGAAGTTATTGATGTTACAATAGCTCTTATAAAGAATCCTAAAGCTAGATTTACATTAATTCCGGATCATTGTCAAGCATGTGAAATTGTTGATACTAAATGGTCTGAGATTAATAGTAAAGGGTTCGGTAATTATAAGGTAAGAGGTGTTATTGATATAGAACCTTATAAGGGAGTAGAGAAGAAGTATAAAGATTGTATGACACTTGTAATTAAATCTTGTCCTAATCTTACTTTCCTTGAGACTGTTATCAATAAGCTCGAAGATATGATTAAAACCAACAAGATTATTGGTATTGTAGATATGGAGGAACAGTCTGACCTTAACAATATGAGATATGTTATTGTATTAAAGCCAGGTACAGATCCAAACTATATCAGAAATGAGATATATAGAAATACCAATATGATGCAGACAGCCAGAGTAAATCTAAAAGTACTCGATATTAATGATAAAGATAATCCTGCAAAGAGATTATCTTATAGAGGATATCTACAAGCATGGATTGACTTTAGAAAGTTGACAAAGCTTAGATATTATGAGCATAGACTTCAGAAGCTAATGACTCGACTACACGTTGTAGAGATGTATGTTATGGCTATGGAGAAAGGTATCTCAGAAGATATTATTAATATCATCAAAAAGGCTAAGACTATTGATGATAATGCTTTGATTGAAACATTGATTAAGAAATGTAAACTTACTGATATTCAAGCTAAGTTCTTTATCAATTGTGAATTGAAGAAGTTATCAATGGGTTATTACAATGGCTTTAAACAGGAACAAGCAAAGCTTAAGAAAGATGTAAAAGAATGTAGTGATATTGTTCTTACAGATGGTGCTATAGAACAGATTATCATTGATGAACTTACAGATATTAAAGCTAAGTTTGGTGAACCGAGAAAATGTAAACTGATTTCAGAATCAGAAGTTAATGGAGTTGCTGCTGGAATGTTTAAGATTGTTCTTACAGAAAATAACTTCATTAAGAAAATTGGTATTGATGATAATATCATTAAGCCTAAGAATGATAATGTCAAGTTTGTTATTAATGGTGATAACAGTAAAGACCTTTTATTATTCGATGAGTTTGGTAAAGTATTTGATATTCCAATTAACAAGATTCCATTTGCTGATAAAAACTCTAATGGTATAGATATTAGACTTATTAATAAGTATATTAATAGTAATATCACTACTGTTATTTATCAACCAATTATGGAGCAATATAACAAGGGATTTATTGTAACTCTTACAAAGGATGGATTTGTTAAGAGAATGACTACAACCGATTTTCTATCTGTACCTGCAAGCGGTATTGTATACTGTAAACTTGATGGTGATGATAGAATAATTGATATCCTTTTGTTTAACAATAATGCTGAGATTGTTGTATATGGAAACAAGAAAGCATTACGTATTGATATTAATGATATTCCGATTCTTAAGAGAAACTCTAGAGGATGTATCTCAATGTCTTCTAAGACAACTCAGGTTGAAGGAATGTCAGTAATCTCAAAATCATTCAAAGACATTGTCGTTGTTACAAAGAATGGTTACATTAATAAGATTATTCCAGATTGTGTTCAGAAAGGACGTAGTAAAGCTGGAAGCAATGTAATCAAGTTAGGTAAGACAGACAATATTACATCTATTTATGGTGTAAATCCGACAGACACTCTTATCGTGACACTTGCACCTACTGGAGAAATAATTGAAGTACCAGTATCTAGTATTCCTTCAGGAACGAGTATTAGTACTGGAACTAAGATGATTAAGGGAGGAGAAGTGGTAAGAGTATACAAGAAAGGCAATTAATATGATGATTGATGAATGTAAAGAGTATAGGAAACTAAATCCTAGTACTCGAAAAGCAGTCAATGATTGTATTACTAAACTAGAAGATCGTTATTCATATTATAAAGAACAGAATATTGCCATCACCAATTTATTTGGTGATGGCACTATTATTCATGATATTGTGGATAATGACTTTTATGTCTATAAATCACAGAGTAATAGAATCCAAGTTAGACTGCTATATAAAGTGGATAAGAACAATGATATAGATGTCGTTTATTTCTATATAAAGAATAGTAACAACCTAGTAAATGTAAAGGGTAAACGACAAACAAGATATCTGTCATTGTTTGAAGACTATGTTAAGAAATACAAAAAGAAGGAGTATAAGTATAATGAAAGAAGCAACAAAAATTGTTCCGTTCTTTGTAAATCCAGATAATATGCAATACCTGCTAAATGGTAAGATTATTACAAATTTCAACGAAATGCATAATGAGATATTTAATAATCTTAAAAAGGTAAATAATGGAATATATCCTATATATGAATCTAGAAAGAAGGATAGTATTCATAAATCTGAATATGCTGATATCGATGATAAGATAATAGCAAAGATAGTAAGATATATAAAGAACGATAATGGTCATAATGCACTAGAAATAGAATTCATAGATGCATTGACTTGTTGTAAAATAGATAATCCAGTTATAAAAATTAACGGATATTTCTATGATACTGAAGACGGTAATATTCGTATTGGTGAAGTAACAAGACTTACTTTATCTAGTATGAATGGTTAAAGAAATAACGGGTGTATAGTCGCCCGTTATTTTTTATAATAATACTAACTTTAAAGTAATACGATATTGGGATATCGTCAAGTGGTAAGACAGTAGACTTTGACTCTATAATTCCGTTGGTTCGAATCCAACTATCCCAACCAATACCAGATAGTTATTGTCCGACTATCTGGTCATATATGTCTCCTTTCATTAGGTATATGATTGATATGTACTTGAACTCTCCTAGCAGTATTTTGCTGCTAGGAGACTCTCTCTTTTATTGAATATTTTGTGGGTGTAGTAATGGAGAATTAGTGAAATCTTTATTAGGAGTTTCTTTAGCATCTCCTCTTAACTCACTCATTTTTTCTTTTAGTATTTTCTGTAAATCATGAAGTTGTTCAAACTGATTATTACCTTCCATATTTACAGTAATATACTTCTTCTCAAGAACTTCTTTATATGAATCATTATATGTACCTTCTTTAGTAAGCTTTTCAAGTTCATCAAGTCTATCTAATAATTCAGGATCCATATAATCATAATAAGCTTTTACAAAATTCTTATAATATCCGTATACCTTATCTGTAGGAACGAATATATATTGAGAATGTACTAACTGATGTACTGTTTCAGATAAAGGAATCAATCCAACCATTAAAGAGTAATGTACAAACATTACTTCATATGCTACAGATTCTATTGTAAGAGGTTCGTTATTTCTAGATCTCTTGTTAACAATAGTAACACATATATCTCTTAATGTGAATGGAGAATGATGTAATTCAATTCTGATCTTTCTACTTGTCTCATTTGTAACTTCTGGAATAAAAGCACAAGAGTTCATATTCATATATTCTCTTAGATATTGAACCATTGCTTTGTATTCATAAGAAGATCTAACATGTCTTTCTAAATCAGTTATATATCTTTCTCTATCCTTATCATCGAGCAAATCATACTCATCAATATCCATAACTGGAATGTCTTTAGGTATCTTAACAACGTCAACTTCATTAGGCTGTATACTCATCATAGAATTTTCTGTAATCATACATACCAAGCCTCCTTTTATACTAATGTTAAAAAACGTAATACGTATGTTTTTTACTACACCAGAAACATAAATATAAATGAGATAACCTAATACGTTAGCTGGAGGTAGTTATAAATGGCTAAATCTAAAATAAACGAAGATGTTAAGCAAGACTTTATAGATAAACTTTCTAGTATGTCAGACGAGGATATACAAAATTACATTAAAGAAAATGGTAAAAACAATTCAAATGACAAGTTATTCATTTTTCATTGGGAAAATATCAATCCCAAGAATAAATGATTTAACATATAAAATTTTATCTTTTAGGAGGAATTTACAATGGAAAACAATACAAATGTTCAGGAACTGATTCAGGATATCAAGGATAATCTGAAACAGAAATCTGCATCAAGACGTGACGAAGAAGCTGTTATGAGAGCTATGTTAAACGATAGAGATTTTATCGTTAGAGATTATTCTTCTCATGAAACACATTGTCCTGCATCGGACTATAGAGAGATGGTTGCAGGAATTATTTCTTCAACAACTAAGATGCCGAAAGTTGAAGCTGCTGCAATTGTTAACAATTATGAAGTTAAGAAATCCGATGCATCTACTATGGTAAATCTGTCTAAAGATTTCTTTAACTGTGCACTTAGAACTGGAAGAAAGATTAATCTCGGTGCTACTGAGAAGTCTGATATTTCAATTCAGCTTAAGGAAATCCCTGAAACACAGAAGAAGTTCCCAATGAAGACTGGTGTAAATGAAGATGGCTCTGCTCGTTATGAAAAAAATGAAACAACTATTCCTGCACATGAAGGACTTAAGGTAAGTTCTCCTTGCCCTAAGTGGACTGGACTTGAATAAGGAATATATAAAAGTAGTTATTGCATTAGATATTTCTAAGATATCACATTTGAAGAAAGTGCTTGATTTGACAATTGAGATTGATGATGTGATAACTACTGTTGTTAATAAAGAGTATGGGCTTACATTAAACCAGATAACTTCATTATCATTTTCAAGTGATTCCGTAAACGTTGAATTTGAAATATCATTGAAAGACGATGCAGATTCTATTGGAAGTTGTATCGAAGAAGTAAAAAGAAGATTAAAATCACTTGTTATAGATAACACCCCTGAGGATTAATCTCCTCAGGGGCTTTTATTATTTTACAGTATATCGTTATAATAATCATAAGATTCAAGTTCAACCTTATCCTTAACTGTTTCTGAATCATATCCACAAAGTCTTTTACGAATAAAGTATCTAGACTGCTTGTTAAGATAACCTATTTCTTCATCGACTTTGGATTGGATATCTTTTCTAGTATCAGAAGCATCTCTTAAATCACTTAGATACTTGATTCCTAGATCTATATTACTTGTGATAACTTCAAGAGCTTGTCTAAAGTTATATTCTCTTTCCATCTCAACAGAAATATCTTCACAATGTTCTTTAGCTCTTGTAGGATTATCAAGAGTAATAAGAGGAGATTCAGCAGCAAGTTCATAATATGTGTCTGCGGTATAAGCAAAATGATTATATAACTCATCACATAATCTATGAACCTCTTCAAACTTTTCTCCACATACATTCAAATGTACATGCTTCATATTATTAGAGATAACAACAAAAGCATATGCAGCTTTAGCAGCTTTCTCATATAATCCACCATCAGAATCAGAGTCTGAATCTGTCTGTACAACTAATAAAGTGTTATAGTCTCCTTCATCAGAATCTTCACTATCATCTGATACATCATCGTCGTCTCCCATAAGGTCATTATACTCATCATCATCACCCATAAGATCGTTATATTCATCATCAGAATCTTTTTCGTCATCTTTCTTTTCCGATTCTTTTTTATCTTCTTCTTTCTTATCATCGTCTTTAGACTTTTTCTCTTCTTCATCATCGGCTTCATTCAGAAAAAGTAAATTGTTCCATTCGTTCATTTTAAGAACCTCCTTTATATTATTTATTTGATTGGTTTATGATTAATACGAAATATGTTAAAACAGCTCTATTATAGCTATTCTTAGTAGCTTCACGACTTTTACGTCTATTATAAGCAATACTATTCTCACATAAGAATGTATCAACGATTTGATTCTGTCGTAATACATCCTTATCTTTTGTATTAGGTTTAGCTTTAATAGAGAAAGAAATAAACTCTATATCTCTAACGTCTTTATTCTTACTAGCTTTGAAATAGTTAGCAATGATTAGAGATACAAGTTCTCTTACAGTATCTATATTATCAGTATTCTTTACAATAGATTCTATAATAGATTTAATCTCTTCTGTTTTAACGTTAGAGTCTGCACACATCTTACATAAACGATAATCTATATCATGTGTAGTAATCCAAGTCATGGTTCTATTTGTAATTGCATCGATTTTTGTACTATCATTTTCAGTAAGTCTAAAATTATCTTCAGACATATCATCACTATCATATGTAAGATACTCTTTATTCTGATAACACTTATAATATATCTCAGCAGTGTTTTGAATGAATGATTTAATACGCATATGTAACTGTTGTATTACATAGACATATTCTTCATCATCTGTTTTTCCTTTTAATCTATCTTTATATGCATCTACCCAAGTAGCACCAATAGATTGAACAGTTCCAATAACAGAACCAGTTTTCTTAAGGTCAAACTTATTAGACAATTCATTATTTACTACATAGTCACATACCCATCTATAATCTGCAGGTACAGCAGAAGGATAAGAACCATAGTGAATAGATGGATAGAATCCACCAGTAAATGACATATAAATAATAGCTACATCAAGATTCTTTTTATCATTCTTACTTAAGAAATACTTAATAATACAGATAGATAGAACTGTTACTGGATTCTTAGCAGTTCTTGGATTGAAGTTTGGAATTTGAGAATAGTATGTCTTATTTATAATTTCCTGAAGTTCTTTTTCAGACTTACCAAATACAGCATACAATTCATCAGCATCCTGTTGTCCGTATGTACAACGTGTGGCAGGGAAAGTATCATAGAGAGATGTTGACCTAGTGTTCATAAACTTACTCATTAAAGATTTGTATTTACTCAAAGATTTAGAAAGAGTATTAGAAACAATCGGTAAAATCTCTTTATCAATAACTTCTGTAATATTCATGTTATTGTTTCCATTAGCCATGTTAGGTATCATCTCCTTTCATTTATTAAAAAGTTGCTCTAATAAGACAAAAAAGAAAGCCTATCTCACGACAGTCTTTCTTTTTCAAAATGGAATATCAAAATCATAAGTCCAGTCCCAGCAACGCAAATCTGGAACTTTTTTTTATATTGGTAAAAAATGCACATTCCCATTATTATATATAGGGAATTGCACATAAATAACCATTTCCAGAATTGCGTTACTCTACAATTGCCTGTTCTACTGGAAAACGTGCAAAAATACTTTTACAGTACAATGATTTCTCAGTAATCTTGCTCTACCTACTGCCTACTCTATAAAAGATTCCAGCATCCAGACTAAAAGTAGCTTTTCTAAGGATAAATCTTATAATTTATCTTCTACTCACTAATATTATATATAACTTTTGCAAATAAGGATAACATAGAAAATCCAAGATAGCTAAATGCTATCTTGGAATAGGTTAGTTATTATAACAATAATTCATAATCTCATCCTGAATATACTGTTCAAGATTTATAAGGATTCTATCACCATCAGTTGTCTGAAGTTGAACATTCTTACCACCATTACAAATAATAGCAGATTCATATAATGTATCGAATGTATTTACAATACTCTTTACATTAGCAGACTCAGTCTTTATATAGTCTACTACCTGTTTATTCACAATAGGAATAAGAATACCGTTCTCATTAATAGCTTGAGTATTATACATTTGTGCTGATTCAGTAATAGCACCCTCGTTCTTAGGTGATACAAAACCAGTTGTATATGCTCTCTTATGAGAAGGGAAAATAACTCTATCCCATGTAATGATTCTGATATTTCTTACATAGCACTTACCATTTCTTTCTCTATCTACAGAACCTAAAGCTCTTAAAGAGAAAGATGGTTTGCAACCCTCAAGAAGATCAGCATTAAAAGCTCTTCCTAGGTCATTGTTAGTACCCTTAAAGTTAGCATGGATATCTTTACCTTCCATCCAAATCTTAGTGAATTGAACAGAGCATAACTTAGGATCAATAACAGACTGTACAGAAAGTTCAGAAGAAGATGGGTGACCATCATGTCCTCTCATATTACCAGTAGGAATAAGTTCTTTCTGAATTCTATCTGAATAAACCTCAGGCTTTAAATCTTTCTCTTCATAGATACGTCCATTTCTGTTTTCTACATCAGCATCCTGAATAATACCTGTAGCTTCAACTTTACCATTATTTTCAGCAATAACATTCAAATCAATTGGATTAGATGCAGCTTCAAGAATAATACTTCCAATAACTTGATTATTCATCGTTATATACCTCCTTAAAGAATATATTATTATAGTGATGTTAAAAAAAGAAAAGCCTGTCTCCCGACAGTCTTGTTCTTTTTATTAATATCCGAGAACGAGTTTTCTACCCCTTGCCTCGGCAGGGAGAAATCTTCTCAGATTTTCAAATTTGAAAATCTGATTGAGCTCCTCCCTGGTAATTCCATATACGGATTCCAGAAGGAAAATCCTTCTGGAAATCTGGTCGAAAAAGCTCTCGCCATTCCATGTGAGAGCTTTGACCTCCTTTGTTTCATCTACGAACTCAAGCATATCTGAATTCTTAATATCCTTGAGCTCTTCAATAAGCTGTTCTTTTGTAAGTGTAGTCATAATATACCTCCAATAGGACGTGGTCTTTATAACAGATTTCTGTATCCTATTACTAATATAATATATATTACAAACACTTGAGTTTAACATCTTTATAATATAATATGTAAGGAGGAACATAGTTTTATGACAGCACAGCGTAAAAAAGCAGAGGCATTAATATATAAATTTTTTGATGCTATAGATCCAACTAAGGCTAATTCAAATTTTTATAAAGAAATGTTTGCTAAGATGTCTGATCAACAGTTTATGGAATTCTGTAAAAGAAGACTTCCATTTAGACTACAGACTACTGCATTTGAAAGAGAACTTAATCCAGATAAGTGTATAAAGGCACTTAAGTCCATTAATGTACCAGTATTAGAAAAAGTTAATCTACCAAGTATTTATACAAATTCAGATGGTGTTCCAGTAACTTCAAATAATGAAGCTATGGTAGGATATCTTAATCTGAAAAAGCTTAAACAGATTATAACTAAGAAGTCTGGTTATAATACAGATATTAATGTACGTAATCCTAAGACTGGTGCGATTGTTGGTAATTCAAAGGGTGTTGAATCTGACCGTGAATTAGAAACACTTGTATTACAGAATATGGATTGTACTATAAAAGAGTTTACAAGAGCTAAAGCTGATGATATGGAAGCTAAAAATAAAATGTATAATCAGATTAATACAACTGGTCAAGTATCATTAAAAGATTTAGAAAGTAGTAAGTCTTCTCAGACTGCTAGAAATACAGTGGATGTATATTTAATTGGTTCTGGTATTATGTCCAACTTACTAGAAGAAGATTATATGACTCCATATACTCTATCTATGAAAAAGAAAAGAATAGAAAAGTAAACATATATGTAAAGTGGCAATTATATATCCTAATTTCTGATTGGTACTTTTCACTTCCTCTATATACTTATAATCCACATACAGTTAATTCTGTATGTGGATATTCACTGCACTAATAACTAATATATAATTAATTGAAAGGAGGTCTTTAGGATGACTGATTCTAAGTATGGTGTGATTAATGAACAGGGCTATCCTGCAGGACAGTTCGGATTCTCACCTATTAATGAAAGTGAAAAGAAGAATATCGAAGATTCTGATAAAAAGGAATCTGAAGATAAGAAAGAAAAGGAGTAAAATAATATGAATAATTTCTTTACTTTTGGTTGTGGTCAGGGTGCGACAAAAGCAATGATTCATTGTATTGAAGAAGGAACTCTTCAGAAAGAACACTGTTGTGTTGTAAATTCTACAGTAAAGGATATTCCAGAAGAATATCGTAATGGTGCTATTATCATATCAGAAGATCAGGATGCTGGATGCGGTAAAGTAAGAAGTTATGCTAAAAAGCTAATGGTTAATTACTTAAAGAAAAATCCAAATGAAATTCTTGCTATGATTGGTGATGAGTACCAGTATGTAAATATTATGGCTACAACTGAGGGTGCTTCAGGTAGTGGTGCTTCTGTTGTTCTTGCAAAGTTCATTGAATCTCAGTTAGAAATTCCTGTGATTATTACATTGATTTCTGGATTTGAATCTGACACTAGAGGATTGCAGAATACTATTGAGTATTTCAAGGATCTCAATGGTGGTAATTTTGTTGTAAGAACAGTTTCTAACAAGAAGTATCTTGAAAAGACTAATAATACATTTACTGCTGAGAAGATGGCTAATGATGATATTTCTACAGCATTCAAGGTTATTAGTGCACAGGATATTATTGACTCTGAGCAGAATATCGATGATACAGACCATTATAAACTTATTACTAATCCAGGTATGATGTTTGTAACTGAAGTACTTATTGATAGAAAACTAAAGAATCCTGCTCAGTTTGAACAGCTTATTTCTGATGCTATTGATTATAATACATCTCTTGATTTTGAACCATCGGCTACAAAGATTGGTGTATTTATGAATATCTCTGATGACAAGCTAGCTATTATTGATACAAACTTCACTACTATTAAGAAGAAGCTTTGTGGAAATAATACTGTAGATGAGTTCTTTATTCACAGACAGTATAATGCTGCTGATCCAGAATATGTAAGAATCATTGCATCTGGTATGAATCTTCCTAAAGAAGAACTCTTAGACATCTATAACAAATATCAGAATACTAAGACAGCTACTTCTAAAAAGGATGATTTTTTTGATTCTATTTCTGATATGGATACATCTTCTGTTACAGATAAAAGAGCAAAGAGTAAAGTTAATGATGATTTCTTTGCTCAGTTTGATACAGAGGAAGATTCTGAAGATGATGAAGTAGTTATTAAGCGTGGTAAGAGAAAGAATCCATTCTCTTCATCTCCTATTTCAAATAGTAATGTTAATACAACTAACGTTACTGGAGGATATGAAAAGAAGAAAAGCTTTACTGCACATAAAACTGAAGAAAGAAAATCCTATTCTGAAGATGATATGAAGGGATTTTAACGATAACATATAAATAATATAAAAGGGTTTCACACACCATTTATAAATATTATCAAAACCACCACAACTTTATTGTTGTGGTGGTTAATATTTACTCTATCAAAAACTATTTAATAAAATAATCGTACCTCAGTGGGTACGTTAGGAGGTTTTAGTATGGCTAAAAACAATTCAATTGAAATTAATGAAGACAATAACTTAATGTCTGAAATCGACGAAGTGTTATTAAAAACAAAGGACTCATCTGTTAGTAGAAGAGCTGAAAATGATATTCAGTATCCTACAGGTTTTCTTCCACTGGATTATAAGAACGGACATAGAGTAAATGTAAAATTAAAGGATGGTAATGTAGCTTCTTATGATTCTATTGGAATTCTTGATGGTACACTTAATATGTTTATCGGTCGTTCCGGTTGTGGTAAATCTACAATAACTTATCAGATTGGAGCTAATATCATAAGACCATTTGAACATGGTATTATGTTTATCGACTTACTTGAAGGTGGTATGATGGAAGACCGTGGCTGTGTTCTTACTGGTTTTTCTAAAGAAGATTTTCGTTCAAGAGTTAAGGTAAGAAATGCAGGTATAACAATCGAATCTGTATATCTTCAGATTAAGGCTATTCATGATGTAAAGGTTGCTAATGAAGAAAAATTCCGTTACGATACAGGATTGATAGATAGCTCTGGAAAACCGATTACAAAATTCCAACCTACTGTATATATTATAGATTCTATTCCTCTTCTTACTTCTGCTAAACTTTCTGAAGAGGAACAACTTAGTGGTCAGATGTCTACAACTGCTACTGCTAAACAGTTAGCTCAGTTATTTAGAAGATGTAATCAGCTTATTAAAGAAGCTAATATCATTATTCTTGCAGTTAACCATATAACTCAGAAAGTTGAGATTAATGCATTTAAACATTCTAAATCTCAAACAGCATTCCTTAAACAGGATGAGACACTTCCTGGTGGTGTAACACCTTTATATCTTGCTAACATGGTATTCAGATTAGATGATGGTGATAAACTGACATCTGATAAGGAATTCGGTATTGATGGTATTCATGTTATTGTATCGAATGTTAAATCAAGAGCAGGTATGAGTGGTATGAGTTCTGCTGTAGATTTGATATTTAACTATGCTACTGGATTCGATGCTGACCTTTCATTGTATATGATGCTTAAGAATGCTGGTAGAGTTAAAGGTGCAGGTGCTTATTTATATCTTGCTGATAGAGATGATAAAAAGTTCTCTCAGAAACAGTTTAAGGATAAATTGTTTAGTGATGAAGAATTCCTCAATATCTTTATTGAAGAATGCTATAAGTATTTATATGCTGAACTTTCTCAGATGGAACAGATTTCTAAAATACAGCGTAGTTCTGCAACTAGTTCTATTGTAGATAGAGTAAGAAGAATGAATACTATTTCATAACGATTTATGTGAAAATAAAATATGAGTGTATATTATATATGTGTATGAAGATGAGCGATCATCTTCATACAATCTCATATTATAAGTATAGGAGGTAAATAAAAATGCAGGTTTATACAAAATTATATGACGATCCTGATATTGATAAACATATCATAGCAGCGTCAGAAAAGTATAATGATGGCAACATGGAAAAGATACTCGGTATTGGTCTTAACATGCCGTTCGAGTGTACTAATTCCGCATCAAGAAAAAACATGTTCTCAAGTCAATACCAACAGAAGGTATGCCTTGAAAATCCTGAGGTTCCTTATATAAGCACAGGATATGAAAATCTTTTTGGACAACGTAGTTCTGCGTTTGTCAAAAGTGACAGACAATGGAGAGTAGTAGGTAAGATTGAAAAATTCTCTAACTTACCAGGACACCATTACTTTCTTTTTGTTACAGACGACAATAACAATCTCGATGTAATTGAGAGAGTGTCTTATTGTCATAATACAGAGTCTTATGGATTTCTGTATAATAACACTTATCTTGATAGTCTTTCAGTAGGAAGCGTTATAACTGAAAACCAGACTGTTAAGAAATCAATGTCTTTTGATATAGCTGACAACTATATGACTGGTAGGAATCTTAATGCAGCATACATTTCAGATTCCAATACAACAGAAGACGCAATTGAAATTGCTGAGTCAGCAGCAATAGCATTATCAAGACCAGAGATTAAGAAGATTACCATTCTCATAAATGACAATGATATTCCGCTTAATCTTTATGGTGATGATACTGTATATAAGATTATTCCAGATATTGGTGAAGAAATCAAGAATGGAATAATATGCGGTACCAGAACGGAAAGAAACGATGAAATCTTCTTTACTCAGTCCGCAGAAAGATTGAAAGTCCCTATGATTAATGATACAACTTTCAAGACTAAAGGACGTATAATCGATATCAATGTTTATTGTAATAAAGATATCGCTACTTCTGCTAATGGAATTTATGAAGGTCAACTAGCATATTATGATAGAGACTATAAGAGATTCTGTTCTGAAGTTGTAGAACTCTTGAGAGATTTTATCGATAACTCTATGTACAAAAAGAGTTACGAACTTAGTCAGCTTTATACAACTTGTGAGAAAGTTATCAGTGGTAAACAATACTTCAAAGATAATATATTCTCTAATATTGTTATAGAGCTTACTGTATATCGTAAAGCACCACTTGAAGTTGGTGATAAAGTAACTTCCAGATATGGTGGTAAGGGAGTTATATCAAAAGTTATTCCAGATAATCTTATGCCTAGAGTATCTGGTACAGACGATACAATTGATATTATTTGGAATCAGGCTACTTGTGTAAACCGTCTGAATCCAGGTCAGTTGTTCGAACTGTCATTAAACTTTATATCAAACAATATCACTAAGTTTATCCTTTCAGTTCCAACAGATGTAGAAATGTGTACTGAGTTAATTCATAAGTTTCTCGGTATACTTTCTGATGATTGGGCTAAATTCTTCATTGATGAAATTGAAAGTTGCATTAATGATGATGAAGTAATCTTTACTATTACAGATTGGATTACAGAACACAGTGATGGTTTATATCTACCACTTGAACCTATCTCAGAATCTATTACTCTTGATACTTTGATAGAACTGTATAATGAATTCCCATGGATTAAACCGGTATTCATTGATGTTCCTATTAAGGGTTCTAGAGGACAGATTAGATTTGTTCAGAGTAAGAAACCTTCTATTGTAGCAAGACAGTATATCTATAGAATGAAACAGAATGCTGAAGAAAAACATTCTGCTACTGCTATGTCTGCTACTAACGTTAGATGTCTTAACTCTAAATCAAAAGCAGCTAAGATGTTTATTTGGTGAAATGGAAGATTCTCTGTTCTTCCTTATGGGAGCAGAAATCCAGATAAAGAATCTTATGGTATACAGTACATCACCTCAAGGAAGAAGATGTGCTGGACAGATGCTCGAAAGTTATGAATTTAATGTCGAACTTGATGAAGATTGTAAGTCTCGTAGTGCAGAGATGCTCAATACAATTATCAAGTGTATGGGACATAAATTCGAATTCAAGAAGATTCCAATTAAATATAAAGAAATCGGACATAATGCAGATGATTCAATGCTGTTCCATTTCTTTGATTGGAATAAGGATATGTTGTTCGTACCTGGTGGAAGAAACGAAGCTAAGTTATTTGTATATGCAAATGATAATAATAATTATAAAGCTTTGTTTACTGAAGCTGGTCAGAACCATGATAAATTATTTATAAAAGGAGATTGATAAGTATGACACCTACACATACTATCGTCGAAAATTTATTGAAAGGTGATGCATCCTGTTTAACGCAGGATGCAATTGCTAATATCAATTATATGGTATTAAATCTTATCAATAAAGAACCTCTGACAAAAGTAGAGGAAAACGTAATTGATGATATTCTTCATATTTCTAATATCATCTATAACAATACAGATAGAAGTATACTTGTTCTTGAGGATGGGGTATATGATTTACTTCTGGAGAAGTATAAGAGATATAATCCAAACTTTCAAGTTGGAGCTGAACCTGTTCACTTCGATAACCTTAATGTATCTCAATCTAATACTCAATATGTAGAAGGTGAAGATGAGAAAGAACAGTTATTTGTATTTCAGCCTTATGTAGATACGAATAACTTCTTGTTTAAAGATTGTCTTTCTGAGAAGGTTTATTATGGCAAGTCTATTATCGACAATGGAGGAATTAAAGTAGTTTCCAAGAGATTGAGAAATACTAATCATAAATATCCTCAACTTGTTGGTACTCTCCACAAGGCAAAGTTTGTTCTCGATCAAGAAGCAATTAACGTTGGAGTATATGATGACTCTAATGTAAGAATCTTTGAAAGAGACTTTCTTAGAAAACATGTTCAAGAAGGAATTGTAAATCCTAACTATATTGAACTTGTTCTCGAACTCAAGTATGATGGAGTTTCTATTGAAGCTGAAGTTACTGATAGAGTTTTGACTGCAAGAACTAGAGGAGAAACTCAAACTGACAAAGCATCTGACTTAACTCCTATATTACAAGGATATACCTTTACTCATGCTAAGGGATATGATATTACTCCTTTTGGTATGAAATTCGAAGCTGTAATTTCTTATAATGCTCTTAGAGAATTGAGTATTGAATGTGGTAAGACTTATGCAAATGCTAGAAATGCTATAATCGGAATTCTTGGTAATTCTGAAGCAGCAAAGTATGCTAAGTATATTACACTTGTTCCACTTCAGACAAGTCATGATAATATGACAAGAGACGAAGAACTTGCTTTTATGAATAAGTATTATTCAACTGGTGAGATCTGTCGTCATGTGGTAATCAGAGGAAACTATAATGAGGTTCTATTTCAAGTAAAGAAGTTTGTTGACGAAGCTCAGAATATGAGAGAAGTTATGCCATTTATGTATGATGGTGTAGTAGTATCTTATCTTAATCCTCAGATTAGAAAGACTCTTGGTAGAAGTAATTCTATCAATGAATATTCTATAGCAATTAAGTTTCAGACAAAGAAGAAGCTTACTCGTTGTAGAGGAATTAGTTATACTGTAGGAGCCACTGGTGATATTACACCGATGATTCACTATGATCCAGTGGAGTTTTATGGTATGATTAATACAAAAAGCTCTGGTCATTCATATGCAAGATTCATGGAATTAAATCTCAGACCTAATGATATTCTAGAGATTGAATTTACTAATGATGTAATGGCATATGTGCATAAAGCTAATGTTGAAGAAAATATGTATAATCCACTTCCACCAATTCAATTTATTCAGAATTGTCCAGAATGTGGAACTCCTCTAACATTATCTCAGACAAGTAAGAGTGTTTGTTGCTCTAATATAGCTTGCCCTGGAAGAACAATCGCTAGACTTGTTAATATGGTAAAGAAACTTGGATTTAAGGGATTCTCTGAAGAAGCTTTAAAGACCCTTAAGATTCAATCTTTCTCTGACCTTATGACACTTACAGAGGAAAGAGCATCTATTCTTGGTCCTACTAATGCTAAGAATCTTATCGACTCTATAGAATACCTCTATAATTCAAAAGCACCAGATTTTAATATTCTTGGAGCTCTTGGATTTTCTGATATTGGTGTAGCTAAATGGAAAGCCATTCTCAAATCAGTTACACTTAACGAAATCATCACAGAGTCTGATACAGCTCTGTTCTTCAAGCTCAATAATAGTGGAAAGGGAATTGGTCCTAAGACATCATCTACGATTCTTAATGAAAGAAAGTTCTTTCAAAAAGATTTAGTATATATCTATAATATGCCTAATGTAATTATGAGTAAAGGTAATAACGATACTGCTATTACTGTAGGTAAAGTTATTAGATTCAGTGGTGTAAGAGACAAAGAACTTGAAATGAGATTGACAGCAGAAGGTCATGATTGTTCAGAAGGTTCTGTTACAAAGTCAACAGATATCTTGATTATTCCGTTCAATGGATTCTCATCTACAAAAGTATCCAAAGCAATGGAATATAACAACACAAATCCAAGTCATAAAATAAAGATTATAACTTTGGATGAGTTCAAACTTAATGAGGTGTCATACCTTAGAGAAGTTTAAAAATTAACAAGTCTTAAACTTAAAGATAAATGTATATAATAAATACGATTAGAAGATGGACTTGTCCTGATTCTATGAATATAAACATTATTAAATAGGAGGTCATTCAAAATGGCAAACATCACAAATTTAAGAAATTCATCATTACCGCAGTCTTTCAAGGCAGCTGTAGAATCAGCAGCTCCTACTTTCAAAGACAAGATTACAGGCGAGACATACAAGGTTGAGCTTATGCTTAATCCTAATCCTGTAACTCATTTCAATTCATCTACTGATGTATTCGGCAATGTCTTTAAGACAATTGCTTCTATTCTCAGTAGCAGTTTCTTCAAGTGCAAAGCAAAGAGTGCACTTGTATTCCAGAAAGAATCTGGAGAAGTAATCGCTGCAGCTATCAGTGATTACGATGCTGAAGGAGAGAACTACTTCTTCAACGTAACGTTTGATTCAAGTGAAATCAGTGGTATCGATAAATCACATATCGTTAACTACACAGATTTCGTAGACGAATCTAAGAACATGAAGTATTGGGAGTTGTTCATCGCAGAGATGCTGACAGCTCATAATTACAGTATCTCATCTGAAGAGATGATTTACGTAATGACAATTCAGGTATTCGAAACTCTGTATCATTGGCTTGATGTAAATGCATCTGCTGATGAAGTACAGGAACTCGTAATTACCGATTACATTGGTAAGTACGAAAATATTTCTGCAGAAGAATATGATAGCCGTCTCAAGACAGTAGCTATCGCTTCGGTAGAAGTTGTTAAGGACATCAAGAAAATGTCAGTACAGTTTGGGGAAGAAATGAAGGCAATCGCTAAAGGTTGCAATGACCTGAATTCATAATAGATATTCCCTAATCTATAGGCACCTGCTGGCTGATTGTCAGCAGGTGTTTATTTTTAATAAAAAAGAGGAGTGATTAAAATGAAGGCACTAAATAAAGCTTTCGTTAATGGAAAGATTTATAATGTAATAAATCTCGATGAACTAACAACAGAATATATTCAGTATTATAATGGAACTTTAGCAGTTCATTATATGGGATATATCTTACCAATATATCTTCAGTCACCCAATGGTAATTATATTAAACCAGGAGCATATTTTGATTCTATTGGTTATAATTTAATTATTCCTTTTACAGAAGAAGATGCTCAGATATATTCAGATTGTCACCTTGCATATTTTGGTGATGCTGAATCATTCCAAGATATTCTTCAGGCTAAAGAAAAACTTTATGAGGATGAGTATAATCATCTTATTTCTAATGATGATGTGTTTATTCCTCATATGGATCAGTCCCAAGATACTGCATTGATGTTTGCTGTAAAGTCAGCTATAGCTGCTAAGCAGTGTAATATCAATAATTATGCAGAACGTTTTGGTTCTGATTTCAATAATGATAAACGTAAATTTAACGGAAAGAGTATTACAGCAGGCAAAGCAGAATCTATTCTGTCTAATACTGATGTAAGAGTTACTCTTGTCATTCAGGATATGACTCCTGATGTAGCAAATCCAATTGGTAAAACTCTTGTGTTCCCTTGGATAGGTGATGGTGTCAATGATGATGCTTACGTAAATTATATCAATGACGCTATATCTGCAAAGGGACCAATAAAGTTAGGAGGTTGATATTATGGGTATTAGAGAGACACTAGCTAAATATTCAGAAAGTCACCGTAAACAATTTAATGATAATCTTTTTGTAAGAAGTGAGTATGATATCATTGAAGATATTAAAAAGATTATCATGTCTGTAGCATCTCCTACAAACATTAATGAGAATGCTGAACAAGTATTTATAGGAGTCAATTACTTTAGAGTTATTGATGATTATAGAGAAGTAAGTAAAATCGTTTATGATTTAGAATCTGATGCTAATAGAAGAAACAAGAGAATAGAATATAATATTCATGATTATATTAATCTCAAAGATAGTGATATCATTCTTCTTGAAGTCAATTATCATCTTGAAGTAAATGGTTCACCAATGAATGCATCTGTATATATTGATATTCCTAAGGTCATCAATAAGTATTACTTTAGAATAAGTGGTACTATTTATAGCACATTATATCAGATTGCAGATGCATCAACTTACAATAACTCTCAGTCTAAGAAGAAAGTACGTTGTGTATCTTTTAGACAAGAGTTCCAGAAACATGTTGTATATGAAAAGAAATCCAAAATCAATCAAGTAGTTTATAATGATGATGGATCTCTTGACTTTATAACAGTTCAGTGTATTAATTACACAACAGATTTGTTTGGAAATAACATACCTCTTTGTAAGTATTTCCTTGCAAATTATGGTCTTGTTGGTGCTATGAACTATCTCAATCTTGCTGAGATATATCTGACAACAGATAAGCCTTATCATCCTAATGAACAGTTTGTTACATTTGTAAAAGACAATGTATACATTTCTGTACCATTTATGGTTTGGGACAATAGTCCAGTTACTCAGTCATTCATATATGCTGTTCTTATGAATAGTCCAAAGAAATGTACTGATATAGAAAAGATATATCCAAAGGACTATTGGTTAATGATGCTTGGTAGTGACTTTAAGAATAAGTCTGTTGATAAGGGTCTTGCTATGCTTGACTCTGTATCTAAGAACTATTCACTTATCATGAAAGAAGGACTTAAACTTCCTGATGATGAGAAAAGAACATTACTTGATGTACTCAGATGGGAAATGTATGAGTTTGATGCTTTATGGAATAAAGACAACTATGATATGACATATAAGAAACTTAGAATCTCATCATATATTGCTGGTTTCTATGCAGCTAAACTTACAAGAAATCTGATCAGTGCTACTAACTCAAGAAACAGTTTAACTGTTGAAAAGTTATATAAAGCATTGTGTATTCCTCATGAATTCATTCTTGATTCGCTTAAGAGAAGTAATCTTGTATCGTATAAGAATGGAGTTAATGATGATGATACTTTCTCTGTTCTTAAATATACTTTCAAAGGTGTATCTGGAATTGGAGAGAATAAAGCAAGTGCAGTCCCTGTAAAATATAGACTTGCTAATGTAAGTCATATTGGTAAAGTGGATTGTGATACTTCTCCTGCAGGTGATCCTGGTATGACAGGTCTTATATGTCCGTATGTAGATCTTAATGATGGAATGTATCTTGGTGATTATCAGGAACCTTGTAATTGGAGAGAAGAACAAGACAAAGTAATTGATGAGTATAGAAAGATATATAGTATCTCATCTATATTCAAAACAAAAGAAGAAGTTCTTGGTACTGCTGAAGGAAAAGAGTTTATCGATAGTATTCTGAATAAGGTAAACAACTTACTTCCTTATACAGTAGGTAATGATCCAGAAATCAAATAAATACAGATTTTCTAAAGGGAGGTAATTTTATGGCAGATCTGTATACAAGATATTTCATGTTTTCGAATGAGCACCTTAACAAGATTAAGGAGCTCGCTGCTAAAAACGGAGACAGAAATCCATCACTCGGAAAGGTTTTAGTGTCAGGTAACTATAAAAAGTTTACTCATATGACTAATGATCCTGAATCTTATTCGAGAAGATATTCTGATGCCAGAATTGTTGTTGCTGGTGATATCAGAAAAATCAAATATGAAACTGAATAAGGAGATGATTATATGTCAGAACTTTTCAGAGAAGCAAATGGTTGTTGTCCATTTTGTGGAGGAGAAATTAATCTTATCGAGGGTATGGTTTTTGACTATACCCTCGACAAAGATGGCTATCCAAATTATTTGAATGAAGAGCATTATAGAATTTCTGCTTATTGTAAGAATTGTTGTAAGCAGTTATTTGTTCTTCCTAATGGTAATGCAGGATATTATGTCTATCCCGTAGATATAAATTTTGTTATAGAAGCATTGGAAGCTGTTACACATAGCAATTATAGATTGTCTATTATATCTGATAAGATTCTCAGTTCATCTAATAGTGATTTGAACCCATTCACAAATATAAGACAACAGATTGAAGAAGAAAAAGAAGATAGTACTGACTTGTTAGAGGAAGATATTCCGTTCTAACTAGATGGGGAGGTGTTAAAACCTCCCCTTATTTTTTAAACATTTATGTAAAGGAGATGATTTACTTGGATGATATTTTAACTGATATATCAGATCTATTCTTAGGAAATGGTATTATAGTAATATTAGGATGTCTTATAGTAGGAATGTTTTTGAAAGGATCGATTAAAAGATTACCCAATAAATACATTCCTTACATAAATGCTATTATTGCTGTTATACTAGGATTCTTAATTCCTGGAACGTTTGAAGACGAATCAATTATTGCTAAAGTTATTTTGCTAATATTCCTTGGTTTGTCATCTACCGGACTTTATGAAGCATTATGTGTGGTTCTAAAAGATAGGTTCAGTGTAGATATTAAACAAATATACAACAATATATTAAATTCAGATAAGGATGCAGCATCAAGTCAAACGCAAGAGGACGTTCCTAGAGGTGATAGACCAAACGATGATGATGACTTAGACGGCTGATTTTTATAGAATGATATAAGCACTGGGATTATGTTCCAGTGCTAAATATCATTTGTTTTTTATTAACACACAAACATATAAGTAATCTATTAATGAGAGACATTAACTCAGTTGGTAGAGTATCACACTTTTAATGTGAGAGTCAAGGGTTCAAATCCCTTATGTCTCACCATCTCAAAAATATACATTATGAAAGGAAAGAAAAACAATGATTAAAGTTCTTGAAGAAAACAAGACAGTAGTTACTGAAGACAGAAGTATCCGTGTTTTTGCAAAGATTAACTCTGACAGTTTTAAGGGTAGAGATCGAGATAACCATTCTAAGTTCTTTACTGAAACTGTAATTTTCGAAGGCAAAGCAGTACTTAAAGATGGAGATGCTGATAACAAAGTTGAAGCAACTCGTATTGCTGAAGGTAAGATGGAACGTTCTTATTATAAATATATTAGAGCGTGTCAGAAACTAGTTCTAAAAGAAGCTACAAAGTTGATTGAAGATACAACCGCTGCTCTTGCAAGAACTGAAAGAAATGTATCTAAGACAAATTCTCATATCGAAGAAATCTGCACAAGACTTTGATATTAGAGTTTTTATATAAAAGTCACAGGCATTAACCCTGCTGTTGACACTTTTGTTAGTTTCAGAATTGGTGTGAAGCTAACGACCTCCTACTTTTTTATTATGAGAGAGAATAGAACTGACCTATTCTCTCTCGAAATGTTCAATGAAGGGTAACTACCTGAATTGAGCACCATAAGAGTATTCTTGGTTTCTATACGTAAAGAGTGCACGTGACTATTGCATGGATAGTCTATACGGTTACTAATATTTTATTGATCATGAACAGTAAGCTGTTAGTATTTAATAGTACCAATAATACTCTTTTATCTTTCGGGATGTAGCTCAGTTTGGTAGAGTGCTTGCTTTGGGAGCAAGATGCCGCAGGTTCAAGTCCTGTCATCCCGACCATATATGGGGTTGTAGCTCAACTGGTTAGAGCATCCTCCTTATAAGGGGAAGGTTGCGAGTTCAATCCTCGCCAGCCCTACCAATATCTCTCTTCTTTTTTATACTAAATGTATCTATATAGGGATTGATCGTAGAGGTACAACTCTACGATCCTTCTTTTACTCAAAAATTATATGTGTCAAAACTTATATATAAACATCAGCGTACGCAATGAGGAGGAATTACGATGCTATTAAAACGTTTAAAGCTTGTAAATTATGGTGGTATATATAATGGTCTTGGACTTTACGAAATTGAAATAGATTTCACTAAATGTAGAAATAGAATAGTTTTAATTAAAGGTGATAATGGTTCTGGTAAGAGTACTATAGAAAGTTCTTTAAAACCATTACCCGATGATAACACATCTTTTATTGTAGGAAAGAATGCTTGTAAAGAGATTGAATACTATGATGAAATTACAGGTATCACTTATTCTATTAAATATATTCATGAATACAAAAGCAATACTAGAACTTCTAAAGGTTATTTCTATAAGATATTTCCAGATGGGAATGTAGTTGACCTTAATTCATCTGGTAATATAACTAGTTGTAAAGAAATGGTTGGGGAAGAACTTGAACTTGATTCTAATTATATTGCTCTTACTCAGTTGTCTAGTACAAAGCGTGGTATCGCAGATTTAAAACCTGCTGATAGAAAACGTTTTGTAAATAATATACTTTCTTCTACTGATGTATATAATACAATGTATAAGAATCTTTCTAAGAGAGCTTCACATTATAAATCTCTTATGACAAATATTACATCTAAGATTGATAGTGTTGGTAATATAACTCAATTAGAAGAAGAGCTTAAATCTATCGAGTCAAAGATATCTGAAGCTGAAGAATTGATTGAACAGTATTCTGAAGTAATCAATAAAGAGAAGGGTATGCTACTTTCTATAGACCCAGATAATCAGATAGGTACTCGTATTCAATCATTCACTGATAGAAGAAATGAATATAATTCTAAGAAGAATGAGTGTTCTAAAAAGTTAAATTCATTCTATTCTTCTAATCCAAAGCTTACTACTATATTGATTACTCAAGAGATATTAGATAAGCTTAATAGCGATATGATTAATATAGAATATAGTATAAAGTCTCTTAATAGTAAGATAGAAACATTGATTCAATCTAGAGAGAAAGAAGCATCTAGATTAGAGGATGAAACTGCTAAGTTACAGTCTGTTAATTCTGGAGTTTCTATTGTAGAGATGGAGAATATAAAGGCGAGACTTAGTAGTAGTAAACATGAAATAGAAGATCGTTGGGGTGGAATAGTTGACCTTAAAACAATTACTCATGACGAATTCTTAATAGCTTATGATATAATAAACTCTATGTCTGAGATTGTTGTTCATATATCTTCTATTATCCCAGAGAGTGAAGTTAATTCTTTATATCTTTCTAGTATGAATGAAATGAATCAGATAGATAATGATATAGAAGATATAGTATCATTTAGAAACTCTATGGAAGTTCATGAATATAAATTAGATATTCTTAATCAAAGACCTTCTGGATGTAAAGATGATACTTGTCCTTTTATTGCAGATGCATTACATGCTAAAGCTATTCTTGATGAATTTGCAGAAAAAAGAAAGAACAGTAAGAATTCAGTTACTATGCTTTATAATAGAAAGTCTGAACTTGAAAGTATTCTTGATAATATAGATAAGAATAAACAACTCATCACATTATACAATGCTAATCGTATAATATTGAGAAAGCTTAATTTAGGACTTGACAGTTATGATGAATGTGTATTGACTCTTAAATCTAGACTTGGTGAGATACTTTCTATATTAAATAATCTTATAGATTATTCTAATGACTTAACTGAATACAAATCTTTAGAGAGTGACTTAATAGAGATAGATAGCAAGTTCCGTTCATTATCTAGTCAAAGAGATTTGATTAATATGATTACATCCAGTATAGACAAACTCAATATTCAAATTGATGAAGATACAAAAGAAATCAATAGAATCAATGACCAAATCTTAGAAGAAACAAAGAGATTTAATGATATGACTAATCTGTTTAATAATCTTACTAATATATACAATCTTAGAGTTGATTTGAATGAGTGTGAAGAATCCCTTAGAATACTTGATGAAGAAATAGATAAAGACAAATCTAGTATAGATAAGATAGAGAAACTCAATTCAGATATAGAAAAGCTTACAGTTAATATCTCTGAGCTAAAAACACAATTAGAACCGTTAAGAAAGAGAGCTGAACAAATCAGATATAAGATTACTCTTAGTACTGAATACAATAGAGAATATGAAGAATATAATATGGCTTATTCTAAGATAGAAACATTGAAATATTACTGTTCTCCTACAACAGGTATACAGTTACTATTTGTAAATATATATCTTAATAAGATTATGGAGAGTGCTAATAATATTCTTAGTAAACTCTTTAATGGTACTTTTGCTTTGTTACCATTAGTAATTACAGAATCTGAATTTAGAATTCCTGTTGCTGTAAATGGTGGTATAAATCACGATGATATTACTAGTATGTCATCTGCTCAGATAGCATTGATATCCATGATTATTTCAATATCACTCCTTAGTCAGACATCTACTAAACTGAATATAATTGTTGGTGATGAGATTGATGCTCCGTTTGATTCTGAAAATAGACGTGAGTTTATTAATATCCTTACACAACTTATGTCATTAGTAAAGTCATCTCAGTGTGTTCTGATTAGTCATAATTCTGAAATTCCAATGAATGAATGTGATGTAATCTTACTAAAAAATGAAAACGATGTTGTAACAGTAGGTAATATAATTTGGTCTTATAAATAAAAAAATAACGGGGGTGCCAATCAAGCACCCCCGTTAATCTCACATCTATTCCGATAGGTTTTAGGCTAAGTCTATTGTGACTAACCAATATCCATCAAGCGACGGAGTATATCCAGGGGCAAAGTACTCTTCAATATACTCCTCTGAATAGTAGATGTACTCAGCCTTTGTAATCTTTAATTTTGAGGCTGTTCCTGGCACAGCCTCATTTGTTTCAATGAAGTATCTGTCACTCCCCCCAGAAGGAGAAGCGACGTTAATACCATAGAGATCTATCTCCTTCTTCTCTATGGCTTCTTTTAATTCTGGGGTAAATTCATACCCCAAAAATGCCGACTTAGTTGCATAATGCCTTGCAACCAAATTCTCAGTTATTACTGAGTTAGCTTCACTGCTAGTAGTCCACCATTTAATGGCGAACATCAAAGATGTTATTATTAATAAAAAGATAATAACATCTTTAAATACTGAAAATGCTTTTTCTTTTCTCCTTTTCTTTACTATATTAGTATCCTCGGAAACTTCCATATTGATTGCAGTTTCCTTAGATGTTGTCTCTTCTACAGAGACATCGATGCTAGAAGCATCGATAAAATTAGGGTTGAATATGTTGTCATAGTTTGTCATTGTGTGTACCTCCTCAAGTACGTCTTCTGTCTGAATTGTGTTCTAGAGTAATAACCGTTATTACTCTAGGATAGCCTCTCTGACTATCACTAATATAATATATAAACATGTTATTGTATAATTACATTTTAAATGGATGTCAAAAACATTCTTATAAAATCACATGAAAGGAGTATATTAATATGGCTATACACATTAAAGATATGAAAAATTTAAGGATGTATAAAGGATCTAATAAATTATTTGTACCTTTAAATCAAGATGATAATAAGCATGGGAGTCTTATATATCTATTAACTCCAGACATATCATCTTCTATAGATATGATTAATAGTAATATGATTATAAATCGTAACTGGTTTAAATCATATTATATTGATAAATCTATTAATGCTATTATTAAAGCAGATACTGGTGAAATACAAGAGTTTGTACAGTATGAAGATGAAACTGTTAAAGCTTTTACCAATGAAGCTAAGTTATCTTCTAAGGATAGAAAATCATTATCTGATAGTGATTTTGGTATTCCTAGAACAAGATCATATCCTATTAATGATGAAGAACATGTAAGACAAGCAATCAAAATGTTCAATCATTGCCCTAAAGAAGATGAAAAGACCCTTGCTAAAAATATCATGAAGAAACTAAAAGAGTTTGAAATTACTGATATTGAAGTTGGTGAGAATAATAAATTCTCTAAGTATTATAGATCTTTCAAAGAAGCTTCTGTAAATACTTCTGGTAGAATTCCTATAGAGTTAATGACAGATTATAGATTTGCTTACTTTAGAAAAGATGATATAAAGAAGGAATCTAAAGAATGTCAAAAACTTGTTAAGGATATGAGAGATTATAAGAATGTATCCGATATGTTTAAGAATGCTAATTACTTAGTAAAGTGTTATGATGCTAACGATAATCTTGCTGGATTTGGTGTTGGTTATAAAGACTTTGTTAGTGGTAATGAATTCGGAGTATATCTTGATGATGATTATTTTGATGACGAGGATGAGAAAGAAGAAATCACAAAATTTCTAATTTACTCATATAGAGACTGGATGTTAAATAATCAACTTAAAGTAAGAGTTGTTCCAGTATATTCTATTAATAGAGATAAAGTATTGATCAAGAGAATAAAGACTTCTTTAATTCAAGATGGAAATTTCTTTGATAGAGCACTTGCTTTACATTTTATTGGTAAGAAAACTGAGAAATATCCTTATCCTGTAGT